TTTTATTCCAGCTATTTTGTTTACAATTTACGGAGTCAGCGATTTTTACCTTAATTATTTTGATCTTTTGTCTAAAGAGCACCATATGGGATTTTTTCTTAGGTTCTTTTTTCCGATCTCTTTAGGTCTTTTAGTTACCAGTTTAGAATATAGAAAAAGAAAAAGATTAATAAAAGACATTAAAGACTATCTTGATAAATAATTATTTAATTCTCTCTTTTAAATAAAGTATATAAACTAAAACTGCACCACAAATTAGCCAAGAAGCCAGTGTCATATAAAAAGATTACACTTAGCACCAAGGCTTGAACTTGACGCTAAGATTATTATTAGTCTATTTTAATTTTATTTTGTAGTTTTTTATTTTCTTTAACGAAGGTAATAGTTAGCAAACCATCCTCATGCTTTGCTTTAACTTCAGAAAGATCTACTTTTCTAGGCAAGTAAAAAGATTTTTCATATTTTACTTTGCCTTCTTTTCTAGTTGCCTTAATTGTTAGATATTCTTGATTTGTTGTAATATCAATATTTTCTTTCTTGAATCCTGCGAGAGGAATTTCAAGAGAATACTGATCATTTTCTAAAACAAAGTCAGAATAATTATTATAACTTAAAGTCTCATTTAATATATTATCAAATATATCTAGTGGACTTCTTCCATTTCTTAGTGTCAATAGCATATTTTTCTATGCCTCCTTTATTTATATTTATAAGCAAGATCTATGCCAAGTCTCTACAGAGACAAAATAGTAATATAGAGTCAAAATGACATAATAATTAATTTGGCTACATTGACAAAATGGCTCACTTCGAGTTTGAAATATTTTATGTGTATATATTATATATGCCAATACCCCAAAAAAAAGATAACGAAAAACAAGGTGATTATATGGGGCGTTGCATGGAATTCATGAAAGATGAGAAATATCCTCAAAAACAAAAAGTCGCAATTTGCTTAAATACATTTAATTCTCCAAAAAAGAAAAGTAAAGGCACAAATGTAGAAATCGACTTTACTGAACAGATTAAGGAATTGAAAGAGAAGAAAGCAAAAGAAGAAGCAGAAAAACAAGCAAAATCAGAGCCAGTAACTGAACCAGTTGTGGAACAAAAAGTAGAAGCTCCTGCACCAGTTGTAGTAGAGCAAAAAGTTGAGCCAGAATCAGAAGTTAAAGTAGAAACCCCAGTTGTTGAACCAACACATAATGCAGTAACTGCACCAGCTAAACAAGTATCAGAAGTCAAAGTAGAAGAAAATAAAACTTCTTGATTTATTAATATAAATATCCTATAATACAGGATATGTTTTTAATTACCGGTGGATCAGATTTAATAGAATAAGCTTAAAGAAGGCATTTTAAATAAATGTTGATAATATGAATATAGCAGTTCGACTTGAAGGTGGTCTGGGTGATTGTCTGCTAGGCAATAGATTTGTTCCAGCCATCAAAGAAAAATACAAAGAAGCAGCTGTAACCGCCTATATAGACAGCGAAGGTAAAACCTTTCAAAAAGAGGGATTAAGCATATTATATCCTTCTATGTATAAACAGATAAATATTATAGAAAGAAAAAAATATAAATCATTTTGGGTGGACTGCCAATTTGGTACAGATAATTATTACGGAGCATTAGAAAATGTTCCAGACAATATTCAAGAAGAATTTAAGAGCTATGATAAATTTTACGATTTACATATAGATTCTTTGAAATGGATAGATATGGATTTTGATTGGCTAAGATATTATAGATTTTTTCCAAAACCAGAGCTGCAAATAGAAAATAATAAAGGAGATTATATTGTATTTCATTTAATATCTTCTACATCTGTAGGTCATAGGTTAGAAGATTGGTATATAGAGAGATTAGTTAAAGAAGCAGCATTAAAAAATAAAGTATATCTGATATCAACCGAAGACACAAACTGTTTTTACGATAAGGTTAAAGATATAGAAAATGTGCATTTGTTTAACGGCTCAATTAAAGAGGTCTGTGAATTAATATCAAATGCAAAATTAATGCTATCAACAGATAGCGGATTTAGATATATAGCCTATGGATATGGTATTCCCACGTTAACTTATTCAAAACAATCAACTCAACCATTCACTTCTATACCAAGTCATCAAATAAGATGGCTAATGTTTCCAGAAACATGCTTTCCACTAAATTACGATGCAATAAATATCGTAGATATAATTAATAAAATAATTGAAAATAGAGGATATATTTTACTTCCATACTTTAAAGATTTTAATATACAAGCAGTGAAAAGAATTTATGCAATTAATAAAGAAAAGAGTATAATTACAAAATAAATTTATGAATGAATTTGATCTATATAAAGATTATATAAATAGAGGATGTGTAGCTTATGATATTGGAGCGCATATTGGACAAATAGCCGTCCAGATGTTACAAAAAGAAGCTAAAGTTTACGCATTTGAACCTTCTCCAAATAATTTTCCAATCTTAAAAGCAAATTGCGAAAGATTGGGAATTAAATGTTTTGATGTAGCCTTACATGACAAAAATTATTCATGTTTAACTCAATTTAAAGATTGTAGAACTGATTATACAGACAGTAATGGCAAAAAGAACGACACAATACAGCAAATTTATTATGTTATTTTAGAAGATTTTATAAAAAGTAACGATCTAGAACTTCCAGATTTTATTAAACTCGATATCGAAGGTATGGAAAGTCTAGTTCTTAAAACTTTTAAATTTCTATTTGAAGGTAAGAGACCAATTCTATATGTAGAAATTCATGCTCAATCAAGGAACTTAGACAATCAAAATTATCCAGATAATCCACATTGGGTATGGCCAGAAGATGGAGGTTTCAATTTCAATAATTTAAAAAATTATAATTATAATATAATTATCAATAATAAAATTTTAGACATTAATCAAGATTGGAATCCTAAAGAAAATTCTCATTCAAATATGATATTAAAACCAATATGATATACGATAAAAAAAGAATATGTATCGCATCGATTCATACAGCGAATATGAATCCTTTAGCGGAAATCACTTGGGATAAAAATAAAAAGATCTATTGTGATTTTAAAGGATATAGTTACGAAGTCAGAGAGCAAGCTACATGGAGAAAAGAAGAATATAAAGATTTAATTAAGATTATTCCACAGAAATATATGAATGCTTATCCATATAGTGAAATTAGAGAGCATCCAAATGGTCTAGAAGATGCAACAGGAATAAATGGAGATTGGAAACCAGGAGACTTAATTATCCATGTGGCAGGATTTGGAATTGATTTTTATAAAGAGTGCGTAAATCATTTAAGAAGCTATAATAGTAGGGTAGTAAAATAGTAGAAGTTTATCTTATAGATAATATAATATTAATATATGGAGTTGAGTTTTTTTAAAAGATATGAGAACGGAGATCGAGCTCTAGGTTCTAGATTATCTACATTTAAGATTGCTCTTTCTCTTTTAGATCATACTAAAAATAATAATTTTATTGAAACAGGCACTACTAGAAAAAATTATTTAACCACCCCAGACGTATGTGAAAGAGCAGCAGATGGTGGATCTACGTTAATCTTTGCCGATTATGTTTCTAGATTTGGAGGGCATGTTTGGACCTGTGATATAGAAAAAAAGAATATAGAGAATTGTAAAATAGCTACAGAACAATATCAAAAATCTATTACTTACGTAGTTGATGATTCTTTAAATTTTTTAAATAATTTTAATCAGAAAATAGACTTTTTATATTTAGATTCTGTAGATAGTCATTTGCCGAATGCTAATGAGCACCAATTAAAAGAAATAAAATTAGCGTATAAAAATTTACATAATAAAAGTATAATTCTTTTAGATGATCTTGGAAGTAAAACTAATTTATCAATACCTTTTCTTAAAGATAAAAATTGGTGTCAAATATTAATTGATGTGCCAAGACCAGCACGATATAATAATCTTATGCAAGGGATATTCGTAAAAGAAGAATTTTTATATATAGATCATAGTTCAATTCCAGAAGATAAAAGATTTAAAGATGTGTGAAAATAGCTGTAATAAATATATAGTATGAATTTTATTAATAAATATCAAAAACATAATCTAGGTAAATATAGTTATCTAGAGCCTATTATAAATTCTAATATAGATAATTTTGTACAATTTGGCAAAAACAACAACTATAAAATTTTAAAAATTCATGTAGGAGATTCTCAGCCTGTAGATTCTTTTATTGTATACGAAAAGATATAAAAAATGAAAGTAGCATTACAGATGGCTGCAAATCCTAGATCTTTTAAAAGATGTTACGCTTCTCTTAAAGATAATATATTAAACACATTAAATCCAGATATATTTATTCATACTTGGAATTTAAAAGGTCGAGAAAGACCAGACGTTGTTACTGATGGTTCTTGCGAAGAATATATAGAATTCTAAAAGTTTAGGAATATACCGCCTCATGTTTCTATAAATTTATGATTTACGATTGTTTTACATTTTTTAATGAATTAGATTTATTAGAAATAAGATTGAATACCTTAAACGATATTGTGGATAAATTTATTCTTGTAGAAGCATCAAAAACGCAATCTTTACTAGATAAGCCCTTTTATTTTGAAGAAAATAAAGACAGATATTCAAAATTTTTAGACAAAATCATCCATATAAAAGTCACCGATTATCCCAAGAAAGATGGATGGGCCATGGAAAATTATCAAAGGAACTGCATTGTTCATGGTCTAAAGAAGGCGGATTTAAAAGAGAACGATATTATTGGTATTTCAGATCTAGACGAAATTTGGGCACCAAAAATTAAAGATAAATTTGAAGAGTATTTTAGTCAAGTAAAATTTTTATCTGTAGGTATGAAATATATAGTCTTTTATCTTAACCTAGAAACTGTGGACAAGAATTGGATAGGGACGATATTTGTTCAAGCCAAAGATTTAATTCATTATAGCCCTCAGAATCTTCGAAATATAAAAGATCACGTTTCTCATGTCGAAGAGGCAGGATGGCATTTTGGATATCAAGGAGGCAAAGAAAAGGTATATCAAAAGTATCTTTCATGTATAGAGCCTTTAGATAAATCTAAACTACCAACTAAAGAAGTATTTTATAAAGAATTTGAAGAAAGAATTAAAAATGAAGGCAGTTTTATATATTCAGATAATTTATCGGATCAATCTATTAAATTAAAAAAAATAAATATAGAAGAAAATCTTCCAAAATATTTAATCGAAAACCAAGAAAAATATAAACACATGTTTGTATGAAAATACTTCTTTTAGGATATAGAGGATATGTAGGTAATAAGTTTTTTATTTTCTTAAAAAGAAAAGATTTAGAAGTATTTCCGTTAAGCAGAGAGAACTTTAATCTTTTAGATGAGAATAAATTATATAATGTAGTCAAAAATGTAAATCCAGACTTCATTATAAATTGTGCGGGATATACTGGTAAGCCAAATGTTGATGCTTGCGAATCAAACAAACAAGCCTGCTGGCACGGAAATGTTACATTACCAAAAATTATTTCAAAAATTTGTAATTCGTTAAAGATAAAATATATACAATTATCCAGTGGTTGTATATATAGCGGGTCAAAAAATGGACAAGGTTTTACGGAAGAAGATCCGCCTAATTTCTGTTTCGATAAACCTCCCTCTTCTTATTATAGTGGTACAAAGGCCGTAGCAGAGGATATTTTAATAAAAGATCCATACGCTTATATATGCAGATTACGTATACCTTTTAATAACGAAAAAGATCAAAAGAATTATATAACTAAATTATTGAATTATGATATCCTTTTGAATGCTCAAAATTCGCTATCAAATATAGATGAATTTATTGAAGCATGTTTTTATTTACTAGAGAAGAATTGCGATACAGGTATATATAATATAACTAATTCTGGGTGGATTGATACAAAACAAATTACTAGTATGTTAAACGAATATAAGACAAAAAAACAATTTAAATTTTTTGAAAATGAAAATGATTTTTACTCAAAAGTAGCAATAACTCCAAGGTCTAATTGCATTTTAGATAATTCCAAGCTTATAAAGACGGGATATAAAATGAAAGGCATTAAAGATTCTTTATTAGAATCAATAAAAAAATATTAATATAATAGATATATGAGTAAGAATATTATTATTACTGGTATTACAGGTCAAGACGGATCTTATATGGTAGATTATTTATTGAAAAATACAGATTACAATATTGTTGGAATTAGGCGCAGAAGCTCAAATCCAAATTTACAAAACCTCAAACATAATTTAAATAATAGTAGATTCAAGATGTTGATTGCCGATCTTTCCGATAGCAATTCAATAGATGAGATTGTTAAGGAAATTATACCACATTATTTTATTAATTTTGCCGCCCAGTCTTTCGTTGGAAGTAGTTGGCAAATACCACTTCAAACATTTGACGCCACAGCTTTAGGAGTTTTAAGATGTTTGGAAGCGATTAGAAAATATGCGCCAAAATGTAGGTTTTATTCTGCAGGTTCAAGCGAGGAAATGGGAGACGTTTTATATACACCTCAAGATTTAAATCATCCAATTAGACCTAGAAGCCCTTATGGAGCAGCAAAAGCAGCGGCAAGACATATAACTAAGGTCTACAGAGAATCTTACGATCTTTTCGCTATACATTCTATACTTTACAACCATGAAAGCGAAAGAAGGGGCGAAGAATTTGTTACGAGAAAAATATCTAAAGGGGTAGCAAATATTTTTAAAGCAATAAAAAACAATGAAGAAATAAAGCCAATAGAATTGGGAAATCTTGACTCAAAAAGAGATTGGAGTCATGCAGAAGATTTTATCGAAGGAATTTGGCTGATGTTAAATCAATCAAGCCCAAAGGAATATATTTTATCTTCTAATGAAACTCATACCATAAGAGAGTTTATACAAGAAGCATTTAAAGTAATTGATATTGAAGGGCATTGGATATATACTGGAGATGGCAGAGCAGAAGATGAAGCCTTTTATTTAAAAACAGAAAAAGAAAATTATATATCACTTGTTAAAGTAAATCCTAAGTTTTATCGTCCAGCAGAAGTTAATTTATTACAGGGAGATTCTTCAATCGCTAGACAAGAACTAAATTGGACACCAAAAAATTCGTTTAAAGATCTAGTTCGCAGGATGGTCAATTCAGACTTAAATCAGTAGTAGTGTAATTCTTAGTGTGGATAATTTATTAAAAAGATTTGAAGTAAATAAATTTTTTTTTAAAAATAAAAATAAATATAAAATATATGATTGCTTTCTATTTTTAAATGAGAATGATCTACTAGAAATTAGATTAAATGAGTTGTCAGATGTAGTAGATTATTTTATTATTGTGGAGTCAAAGTTAACATTTACAAAACATGCAAAGCCATTTAATTTTGATATACAAAGATTCGCAAAATTTAAAGATCAAATTATTTATATTCAAGATGAACAATATATCAAATCCCCAAACCCATGGGAAACAGAAAAATATCAAAGAAATAAATTAATAGAAGGATTAAATTTGCCATATTTAGATATAAAAGCCTCACAACAAGATCTAATAATATTGAGTGATTTAGATGAAATTCCCAAGAAAGAGTCAATAAAAGATGTCTTTTTTGAAATATATAAAAATAATAAAAAGTATGTTAAATTAAATCTTAAAAGCTTTAGATATGCAATTAACAACCAGATGATTACAGATCAAGAATGGGCTGGACCAACCTGTACAAAAAGAATTGATATATCTACAATGCAAGAATTAAGAAAAGAGAATAATGCATTTTATATTAAAAATTCTGGTTGGCATTATTCATGGATGGGAAATCCAGAAGATATTATATACAAGCTTAGATCCTATTCTCATAAAGAAAACGACAAATGGCCTAATAATGATGTAAGTTTTATTAAGGAAAGGATTAGTAAAGGATATTCATGCCTAGGGCATGAAGAATGTCTATTTAAAATTATAGATTTAAACAAGAAAAATTGCTCAAAGTATGTCTTGAAAAACAAAGAAAAATATGATAAACTAATATTTAAGCATGAAAAAAGTTCCATCTGGGCACAAATTACTTCATTATATCATAAAAAAGTTTGTGAAATCAAAGAATATTCCTTGGGGATACGAAATAAATCAAGCAAAAAAATTAATTAAATTTGAAGAGAACGCTTGGTTTTGGCTCAAAATTAAATCAAAAGAATTAAAATCTTTAGATTGGCTATTATCTTATAAAGGAAAAAAGTTTCTTTTAAAAGAAAAAGCGTTATTAGATGTTGACAAAACTAATAAAATCACATATAATTTAAAAGATGATAAAATCGGAAATGATAAACCTATCGTAAAAAAACCAAAAACATTAAAGGAGTTTTTAAATGGCAAGACCTAAAGCAGTTGTAGAAGAAGTAGCTCAAGGACCTATATCAAATGATAGGTTAAAAGCATTTTTAAAAGATAATAAAGAAGACCATTATAATTTTGAAGATGAAATTTACTATAAAGTATCATCTGGCAGCTTAAATTTAGATTTTGTAATGGGAGGAGGATTTAGTCCGGGGTTACATAGATTTCTTGGAATGAATGAAGGTGGAAAAACATCCGAAGCCTTAGAAGTCATGAAAAACTTCCTTAAAACAGTTACAAATGCAAGAGGAGTTTTAATTAAAGCTGAAGGTAGACTCTCAAAAGAGATTCAAGAAAGGTCGGGAATCGAATATATAACAGATCCGGACAAATGGAAAGACGGAAATTGTTTTGTATTTGAATGTAATATATTTGAAACAGTTTCAGAATTGATGCTTGAACTTGTAAAAAATAACCCTGAAAATAAAAAATATTTATTCATTTTAGATTCTGTAGACGGATTAATGCCAAAAAATGACGTAGGGAAAACTCTATCAGACGCAACGAAGGTCGCTGGTGGAGCAGTAATATCCTCAGTTTTAATGAAAAAAATGTCTATCGCCTTATCTAAGAGAGGTCACATGGCAATCTTTATTAGCCAAGTTCGATCAGATATTAAACTTGATCCATATGCAGTAAATAAAGATATCAGACAAACTACTGCTACAGGCGGAAATGCATTATTACATTTTGCAAATTGGATTATTGAATTTGAGCCACGTTTTAATAGAGATCTTATATTAGAGAAACCAAACGAGAAATACGACTCAATTAAGAATAAAATTATTGGTCATACAGCAAAACTTACAATTAAAAAGTCGACAAATGAAACAACAAATCATAAAGTAGAGTATCCAATTAAGTATGGACGTAAAAGCGGAACATCTATTTGGAGAGAATATGAAATTATTGATCAACTTATCGCTTGGCAATTTGTTACAGCAAAAGGAGCTTGGATTACAGTAGGTGATGATCTAATCAAAGAATTAAAAGATGCAAATCTAGATTTAACTAAACAACATCAAGGAATAGATAATTTTAGAAAATATTTAGAAGAAAATCCAAAGATCACAGAATATTTATTTGATAAATATAAAAAATTAATACCTGCATGAGGTTATATAGCGTAAACGGAAAGCTTGTAAACAAAAATGTTTCAAGATATCTTGTTGATTGGGATAAATCCAGCAGAAGTAAAATTCAATTTAATATAAAAAAATTTTTTGAACAATACTGGAAAAGTCATATTGTATATGAAGAGTTTCCTGTTTATGGATCTTTAATGAAAGTTGATTTACTTAACGCTACAAAAAAAATCGCAATTGAAGTTAATGGCGAGCAACATGAAAATTTTAATGAATTTTTTCACGCAAATTCGCGGATAAATTATTTGCAAAGCATAAAAAGAGATTGCAAAAAAGCAGAATGGTTAGAAAAAAATAATTTTAAATTTATTGAATTGTATCAAAAAGATTTAAAAAATTTATCGCCAAATTTCTTCTTAGAAAATTTCGATATAAACATATTTTAGTGTAAAATTTTATGTGCAGAAAGATTTTCCGAAGTCGTTGCTTGAATCATTAAATGAAAATTCATTTGGAGGATTTATTTTATTTAATTTTAATGCGGAAGGTGATCCTCAAGTAATGACAAAATTTGATAATCAATTAAATGCTATGGCTTTACAGCAATATGTTAATTATTGGGCAGAAGCTATGAACTCATTAAATATAGAATGCACAATACAAAATATTGCAGAGATCGGCAAAAAGAAACGCAAGAAAAAAGATTAGTTGACTTAAAAATAAATGCAAGATAAACTTATATAGTATGCCTATATATTCTATTCAAGTAGAGCGTCATGTTTTAGGAGGACTGATTAGAAATCCAGAAATATTTTTTGATGTTTCAAGATTTATATCTGAAAAAGATTTTTTTAACGATGTTCATACAACAATATTTTCTTGTATTAAAGATGAGCTTAATAAAAATAATAAGATAGATAAAGTTTTATTGGCGCAAAAGATAAAAAATCTTGGAATATCCTTTAAAGATGAAATTGACATTTTCTCTTATATAGAGGCTTTATTTTTAACACAAATAAACGTACAAGGAACATTGAATGCTTGCAAAGAGCTTAGTAAAATAAAGGTTCGTAGGGAACTGTTTGAAACAGCAGAAAATGTTAAGAAATATGTAAAAGATAATCCAGAAGATGGAATTGATTCAATAGTATCAAAAGTAGATGAAATCTATAATAATAAAGTATCTCAATATTATATTGAAGGCGAGCCAGTAAATCTTTTTGAAGAAATGGAGAATATTATTGAAGAGATCGGTAACAATCCAAGAGAAGAGACGGGTTTAAAGACCCCTTATAATAATTTTAATAATTTATATGGAGGACTAAAACAAGGGAATATTTATTCTATAGTAAGTAGACCTGGACAAGGAAAATCAACTTGGCTTAATGATATTGCATATAAAACAGCTAATATGTGCAATAAAAATACAAAAGCCTTAATTCTAGATACCGAAATGTCTACTCTTGATACGCAAATGAGATTAGTAGCAAGTATTTCTGGAGTACCCTTATGGTTTATTGAAACGGGCAATTGGAGAAAGAATCCAGAGATGATTCAAAAAGTAAGAGATGCTTGGCCAAAGGTCAAGGGAATGACGCATTATCATTATCATGTTGCAAATAAGAATATTGATGAAGTTGCTTCAATTATTCGCAGATGGTATTATACCAAAGCCGGTAGAGGTAAGCAAGCCTTGATTGCATATGACTATATAAAATTAACTGGTGAAAAAGTTAGCCAAAATTGGGCAGAGCACCAAGCGATTGGTGAAAAGATTGACAAGCTTAAAAGAATTTCAGAGGAAATTAAATGTCCAGTTATTACTGCGATGCAATTAAACAGAACTGGAGAAAACTTTAATAGAAGTGCAAATCAAGTAACAGACGATAGTTCTGCTATTGCATTATCAGATCGTATGCAATGGTTCGCTTCATTTGTAGGCATCTTTAGAAGAAAAACTCAAGACGAAATCCAAACAGATGGAGAACAGTTTGGCACACATAAATTAATTGCAATTAAAACAAGATTCCAAGGCAGAGAAGGCACAGGGCATCATGATTTAGTTCGCCGAAGAACTGGCGAAAATGAATTCAAATACTTTAATAATTACATAAACTTTGAAGTAGGTAATTTTAACGTAGAAGAAAGAGGAACTTTGCGTGAAATCGTAGATGCAGAAAATGAAAGACTAGATTTTGATCAAGGCGGTCAAAATGAAGATGGAGAATTATTATGAATGTAAAATTAATATCTATAACTCAACCATATATTGATGGCATCAATAATGCCGAAGACTTGGTTGCTTATTGTGCAAGAGTCAGCAATCCATCCAATCAAATGAATACGGAGACTGCACCAAGATTGTTGAGCTTCTTAATCAAGCATAAGCATTGGTCCCCTTTTGAACTTGTAGATATGACAGTAGAAATAAAGACAAGTAGAGCTATAGCTGCACAAATTTTGAGGCATCGCTCATTTTCTTTTCAAGAATTTAGTCAAAGATATAGCGTAGCTGCAGAGTTTGAGGATATTGAATTAAGATTACAGGGCGATAAAAATAGACAAGTTGGTGAGAATCTTATGCCAGTCACAAATCCTGCATACAAAAATATTAGCAATTTAATTGGAGAATCAATAGCATTATCTCATCATTGTTATGAAACGATGATTGAAAATGGCGTAGCGAAAGAAGTAGCAAGAATGGTTTTACCACTTACAACAGAAACAACAATGTATATGAAAGGTTCTCTGCGAAGCTGGATTCATTATCTTGAGCTAAGAACAGAGCAAAACACGCAAAAAGAACACAGAATAATTGCAGATAGATGTAAGAAAATCTTTATTAAAGAATTTCCTCTCATTAGCGAAGCTTTACAATGGAAAACATAAAAGAAATTTTATCGAATCTTGGATATAACCTTAAGGAATATTCTAAGGAATATCGTACAAGACCATTGTATAGAGATTCAGATAATGAAAATGTATTAGTTATTTATAAAGATTCTGGAAGATGGGTAGATTTTAAAGAAAATTTAACTGGTAATTTACAAGACCTAGTTAGGATTACCTTAAATTTATCTAATAATGTAGAAGCAAAAGAATGGATTAGTCAAAAAGCCCCAAATACAAATACTTATACTGTATATAAAAAACCAGAAATCAAACAAGTAAAATGCTATTCTCCAGAAGTTTTACTTAAACTTGTCAAAGACCACGGTTTTTGGAACAAACGAAGTATATCAAATGAAACAATGGAAGCATTTGAAGGAGGAATCTTGCAAGAAGGCAGAATGAAAGGCAGATATGTTTTTCCAATTTTTGATAAGGAAAGACAATTGATTGGAGTTGCGGGTAGAGATATTCTTAATAGAAGCGAAAAAATATGTCCTAAATGGAAACTTGTGGGTGATAAAATTAATTGGAAATATCCATTACAAGTAAATTTAAAAATATTATCTGAATCAAAAAGTGTTATTTTAATTGAAAGTATTGGAGATATGTTGGCCTTATGGGAAGCAGGAATTAAAAATACAATTGTTACATTTGGATTAAATTTAAATACAGGAATATTAAATACTTTATTAATATTGAATCCAAGTAAAATCTATATATCATTTAATAATGATTCAACTAAAAATAATGCTGGCAATTTGGCAGCCGAAAAAGCAAAAGAAAAATTATTGAAACATTTTGATAAACATCAAATATCAATAATATTACCCACACAAAAAGACTTTGGAGAAATGACAAGACAAGAAATTATTCAATGGAAAACAAATCTATAAAAATTTTATCGGCTTCAAGAATTAAAACTCTAGAAACATGCTCTTGGGTCTATTGGAATAATTATCACACTAAAGTTCCTCAAACCCAAAATGATGGGGCATTAAGAGGCATAGTATGTCATAAGATATTTGAAATTCTATCAAATAAAAAGCATAAAAAACATTTTAACTCAATAATAAAAAAGAACTCTATAAAAGGTAGTAAAGCTATAGAAAGATTAACTAAAAAATTAATAAATCAGGCTCCGTTAGATATGAACAATTTTGAAATAATTGATGAAATGATTCTAGTTGGATTAAAACATGATTTTTATGGTGAAGACGGCAAAATCGTATCTCCAGAATATGCTTTTGAGATCAAAAGTGAAAATCCAAAATACCATGTTAAAGGATTTATTGATAAGCCTATTAAAATCAAAAATAAAATGCTTATAATTGACTACAAGAGCTCCAAAGCTAAATTTAGGGGTGATGACCTTGAAGCCAATATTCAAGCAATGATGTATAGTTTAGCTAGTAAAAAATTATGGCCTAAACTTAAGCCTATAGTTCGTTTTTTATTTTTAAGATTTCCAAAACAACCAGTCCAAGAACTTGAATTTGATGATAATCAAATAAAAGGATTCGAACATTATCTTGAATATGTCAATGCCCATATTAATAATTTTAATATTGATAGTGCACAATCTAATTTTGCAGTAGACAATCCTAAAAGCAAATGGATGTGCGGTGTTGGTAATTGGAAATGTCCATACAAAGATTTATTTGAATATTACGTTAAATTAAATGATAAGGATGAAATCATTGAATCTAATTTCGATGGTAAATTTAAAGTTATAGAAGGATTTAAAATAGAAAAAAGAAAATACGCTGGATGTCCAAGGTTTAATAATGTTTCCATCAATCAATCAACAGATGATATTTTAGATGAAATTACATCAAAATCAAAAGACGCATTTGATGATTTATCTTGACATATCAACTAAAATATAGTATAAATAAAACATGTGTAATATAATACCTTTATTTAAAAGTCATTTTTCAATAGGTAAAAGTATATTGACTCTTGAAGAAAAAAATGAAGAAGAGAATGAACCAGATTCAATCATACAAATTGCTAGAGACAACAAGTTAAAAAAGGTATTTCTTGTCGAGGACTGTTTTAGTGGTTTTCTGCAAGCTTATAAAAATCTAAAAGCAGTGAATATTGATCTCGTATTCGGTATTAAATTTGTATTTTGTGATAATATAGCAAATAAGAACGAGGAAGAATTAAAAAAGCATCATAAATTAATATTATTTGCTAATGGTGACGAAGGATACACAACATTAATTAAATTATGGACAAAAGCTAATACTGATGGTTTTTACTATACGCCTAGATTGGATATGAATATTTTAAAAGAAAACTTTAATGATGGTATTAAAATTGCTATACCATTTTATGATAATTTTATATTTAACAATTCTTTGAAAGGATATCAATGTCTGCCTTTTATTGAAAACTATAAACCATTTGTTTTTATAGAAAATAATAAATTAATTTTTGATGGTTTAATCAAGAATAAGATGGAAGATTTTGCAAAATTAAACAAATTAGATTTAATAAAAACAAAGAGTATTTATTACAAAAATAAAAAAGATTTTAAAAGTTTTCTAACTTTTAGATGCATTAATAATCGAACCACCTTGAACAAACCAGAAATGGAACATATGTCTAGTAATGAATTTTGTTTCGAAAGTTGGAAGGAGCAAAATCATGGATGAACATCTTTTAAGATTTGATAAAAGTAAGACTTTTTTATTTATAGATTGCGAGACATTTAATTTATGTTTGAATTTTTGTCATAATCTACCTTGGGAAATTGCTATGTTAAAATGTCAAAGCGACAGAATCATAGATTCTAAAGACATTTATTTAAAATGGAAAACTCATTTAAAAATAAGTAAAGATGCAGCAAAAATTACAAGATTTGATCCTAAAACAATAAAAAAAAATGGTATTGATCCCGAAGCATTTTTTCCTACATTAAAAGATTGGATAGATAAGACAGATTATATTGTTGGTCATAATATAATAGGATTTGATCTATATATAATAAATGAATATTATAAATTTATGGGTATAAATCCAATTGATTTTTTGTCTAAATCTATAGATACGAATTTATTGTATAAAGGAATCAAGACGGGAATATCTTATGATTCTAAAAAAGAAAGTTTACAAGAATATATGTATAAACTTTACCATACGAAATTTAAAAATGTAAGGACAAATTTAACTGCTGCTGGAAAAGATTTAGATATTCAGCATGATTATGAATCTTTGCACAATGCGCTCTCAGATCTAGAGTTGAATTTCAAAGTCTGGAATAAAATTAAATATATGGTCAACATTTGATTGCGTTCTAGATAAAAAAGGAATATAATAACTAATTATGGCATCAATGGATTTTATATACGATATTCTCAATAAATTTGAGAAAGAAAATATTGATTATCTTTTAATAACATTGCAACATGGAAAAACTAATAGTAAAGCAGATGTATTTTATTCATTGAACAATGAAGAAAAATCATTTATAGCTCTTAAACAAGGACTAACAGAGTTTCAATCAAATTTAGATAGATCTATCAACAGACACAGTTCAAACAAAAAACGTAAAAGAAAAAAGGATGATGACGAATATTGATTTTATAAATTCATTTAAAAAGATTGAATTGCCTCTCTATGGGGTAAGACTTCCGGAATTTAAAGTTAAATCAGAGTACAAAAGGAATCTAGGTTTATCTGAAGATGCCTCTAATACCAACTTTTTAAAGAAATTGGCATATTCAAAATTGCCTATAGGTAAAGAATATAAAAAGCGTCTTGATTATGAGTTCGAGATTATCGAAGACTTAGGATTTATTGATTATATTATTTTGGTTTGGCTGGTCATCAATTACTGCAAAGAAAATAAAATTCCTACAGGTCTAGGAAGAGGAAGCGCAGCTGGAAGTCTTATTTTATTTTTAATAGGAGTAACTAAAATTGATCCTATTAAACATGATCTTTACTTCGAAAGGTTTATATCTAAAATTAGAGCGAAAAAGCAAACTGTAGATGGAATAACATATTTGGACGGAAGTTTGATGTGTGATGTTGATTTGGATATCTGTTATTATAATCGTCATAAAGTAATTGATTTCTTGAACGAAATATTTCCAAATAGAATTAGTAAAATACTGACATTTAACACGCTTAGTGGAAAATTATTAATCAAAGAGTGTGGAAAAATAGTAGAAGAAAAAAGTGAAACAGAGATGACTAGTGTTAGCTCCTTGATTCCAAAGATATTCGGGCAGGTAAAAGACATTTCTGAAGCTTATCAAGATGTTGGAAAATTTAAAGAGTGGTGTGATGAAAATCTTGAGATTTATAGTATAGCTCTGAAATTAAGAAACTTAATTAAGAATAAAGGCGTTCACCCTTCTGGAGTTCAGATTTCTCATAGTCCTTTGTCAGAAACTTGCCCATTAGAATTATCCTCAGACAAAGAACAAGTAAGTGCTTTTGATATGAATGATATCAGTCAGTTTAATGTTAAGCTAGACCTTTTAGGCTTAAGAAGTGTTTCTGTAGTTTATGATGTATGCAGTATGATAAATAAAAACATTGAAGATATAGATACAGAAGATAATTTTATATATCAACAATTACAATTTTTAAGAAATCCACATGGACTATTTCAAATTGAAGCAGACACAAATTTTAAAGTTTGCAAAAAAGTTAAGCCAAGAAATTCAGAAGAGTTAAGCGCGGTACTAGCTTTAGCAAGACCTGGAGCTTTGCAATTCGTAGATCAATATGCAAAATATGTAGAGACTGGAGAATTCCAATCTATCCATCCATTCTTTGATGATATTTTAAAACGAACAGGTGGAGTAGCTTTGTATCAAGAGCAGCTAATGCAAATGGCGAGTAAGATAGGTTTTACTTTAGACGAAGCAGAAATATTGAGAAGAATTGTAGGAAAGAAAAAGACCGAAGAGATCAAAACCTGGAAAGAAAAAATCGAAAAGAAATGCGTTAAAAATAATTTACCAAAAGAAGTAGGTGAAGTTCTATGGAAAATTCTAGAAGACTCTGCAAACTATTCTTTTAATGCAAGTCATAGTCAAAGTTATGCAGCACTAGCTGCAATTACTATCTACTTAAAATTTAAGTATCCTAAAGAATTTTTCTTATCCCTACTTAAAATGACTAGATTTGAACCCGATCCAATAACTGAAATATCTAAGATCCATAAAGAGATGGATTTGTTTGATATTAAATTATTACCTCCACACATCATTAAATCTGAAATGGACTTTAGTGTTGAAGAAAATAATATAAGATTTGGACTTCTTTCAATAAAAGGTATTTCAGACAAATCAATTGAAAGACTAAATAATTTTAGAAATAAGTATGCTACAAAATTTGACGTATTTAAATCTGCGCAGCAAGCAAAATTATCTATTAGAGTTTTATCTCCTCTCATACAAGCTGGAGCGTTAGAAAACTTTAAACAATCAAGAAGCAAAGTTGTATTAGAAGCTCAATTATGGAATATACTGACTCAAAATGAGCAAAAATATGCTATGATGTATGGAGAAAAGTTTGATTACGATTTATTCAAAATTATTAAATTTCTTAGCGCCACAAAAGACGAAAAAGGTAAATTCATAATTAAAGAAACCAGACTTGAAACAATTAGAAAATCTTATGATCCATATAAAAAGATATATGAGCAGAATAGCAAGAATGAAAGATTCGCTAATTGGTATTATGAAAATAAATTATTAGGTTATACATATAACACCACACTAAAAGATATTTTTTCAGATCAAAAGCCAGATCTTCTTAATATAAGAGAGATCAATGAAGCTCCTCAAAATCTACCAGTATTATTTATAGGAGTTATTAAAGATCAATATTTAGGTACATCTAATAATAGTAAGAAAACAAGGTATTTAAGATTAAATGTTCAAGATGAGACATCAACAATCAATACTCTTATATTTAATGATAAGATTGAGGAATGTAAAGAGATGAACAGTTTTCTACCTAAAGAAAATAATATTGTTATTGTAAAAGGCAAAAAGAAAAGTGAAGATGCTGTTTTTGCGGATCTTATAGCTGTTCAAGATCATAAAATATTTATGAAATTAGGCGAAATTAAAGAAAAATAACTTGATTTATAATTTAGTAATTGATATCATATAATATATGATACAAATTTATAAACCTACTCCTCGTAATACTGGCACTGCTTGTAGCTTTTCCTTTAATAATTTAGATGGTAATTTTTATTTAAATTTAATTAAACAAGCTTCTTGGAATTACCAAAAAAAGATAGGTAGCTTTTCCGAGAACGCCCAAAATCCAGAAAAGAAGGTCGTTGTAAAACTGTCTAAGATCGAAGTATGTGGTATTCTAGATGCATTAGATAATAATAGAACTACAGATTTCTTTCACAATTCTGAAAACCAAAAATTAGGTATAAAATTTTCTCCATATATTCGCGATGATAAACAAGTGGGATATAGTTTAAACGTTATTAAAAATTCTAAAACACAGACTACTCAACCTGCGGTTAGCTTTCTCATTGGTTTTACATTTGCTGAAGCTAGAATGGTAACAGAATATATTAAGTTTGGGCTAAGTCATATATTTTCTACAGAACGCAGTGAAGAGATTAAAAAACTTAAAAATGCAAAATCAAAAGCTATTGAGAACAAAAAGCAAAAGGATCAAGTAGAAGATATTGCAGAAGACGGTGATCTTTCTGAAGAAGAAGATCTCTGGTAAGAATAATGCGCAAAAAAGTAGTTTTTCAATCTGATTTTGCTTTGGCAAAAACAGGTTTTGGAAGAAACTCTAAAGCAATATTAAAGTATTTATACAAAACTGGTAAATATGATCTTATTAATTATTGCTGCGGCATGCAAAAAGGTAATGATCAATTAGATAGAACTCCATGGAAAAGCTTAGGATCATTGCCTAATACTCAGCAAGAAATAGATAAATTAAACAAAGATCCGCACTTAGCTAGAATAGCAAGTTACGGAGCGTATCTTATTGATGAGATTATTAAAGAAGAAAAACCAGATGTTTATATTGCTGTGCAGGATATATGGGGAGTAGATTTCGCAATAGATAAACCTTGGTTTAACAAAATCAATTCTGTCATATGGACGACATTAGATTCTTTGCCCATCTTAGACTCAGCAGTAAAATATGCGCCAAAAATTAAAAATTATTGGATTTGGAGCGATTTTGCAACCCAAGCTTTACATAAGCTTGGACATAAACATGTAAAAACTGTGCATGGAGCATTAGATATAGAAAACTTTTACAGACTATCAAATGAAGATAGGTTAAAACTAAGATCAAAATTTGGCATTGATAAAGATAAATTTATAGTAGGTTTTGTATTTAGAAATCAGTTAAGGAAAAGCGTTCCTAATTTATTAGAAGGATATGCTTTATGGAAAAAGAATAACAACATTAAAAATTCTGGATTATTATTGCATACTCATTTTGGAGAAGGTTGGAACATTATCAAACTTGCAAAAGAGTATGGTATTGATACTAAAGAGATATATACAACTTATATTTGTAAAAGTTGCGGCTCTTACGAAGTTAAAAGTTTTGAAGGACAAGATTTAAATTGCAAATTCTGCGACACAGAAAAATCGCAGGTAACTACAAATGTAGGTTTAGGTATATCAGAGAAAGAATTAAATGAAGTATACAATCTTATGGATGTATACTGTCATCCATTTACAAGTGGTGGTCAAGAAATACCAATTCAAGAAGCGAAATTGACAGAACTAATTACCCTTGTAACAAATTATTCCTGTGGCGAAGAGATGTGCAAAAATGAAGCAGCAAGCTTGTCTCTTAATTGGTTTAAATATAGAGAGCACGGGACAGAATTTATTAAAGCTTCAACTGATCCAAAATCAATAGCAGAAAATATACAGAAAGTATATTTCATGGATCTGGAAAGTAGATTAAAGCTTGGTAAACAAGCAAGACAATGGACAATAGAGAACTATTCTGTTGAAATTATAGGAAAAATTATTGAAGAATTTATCGACTCTTGTCCGTTTATTGATAAACAAATGTCTTTCAAGATAGAAGAAAAAAATCCTTATCACACCGTTCCCGAAATTAAAGATGATTCTGAATGGGTAAAATATCTTTATCACAATATCTTAAATACAAAAAATGTAGATGAAAAAGATGAAGGACATAAATACTGGATGCAAGAGATAAAGAAGGGAATGAAACGAATAGATATTGAGAATTATTTTCGTCAAATAGCTCTTCAAGATAACAATAAAAATAAGACGGTATCTTTTGACGATGTCTTAGATAAAGATGACGCTGGTAAAAGATTACTTTTTGTCATGCCAGAAAGCATTGGGGATGTATTCTTGTCAACAAGTTTATTCAAATCAATTAAAGAACAATATCCAGAATATAATTTATATGTTGCTACAAAACCAGAATATTTTGAAGTATTAGAAGGAAACCCATATATACATAAAACCATACAATACATTTCTCAAATGGATAGTCTAGTTTGGTTAGAAGGAATTGGCTCACATAAAGGATATTTTGAAATTGCTCTTTTACCTTATTCTCAGACTCAAAGATTCTTGACATATCTTCATAATGGTAAAACAAATATAGCTTATAAGGATTATAAATATGCATCTAGTTGAAACATACGCCTTAAATTGTGGATTAAAAATTGATAAGCCTTTTATATATGAAAAGTATTGCCCAATACCATTCAATAAATATATATCTTTTCAACCGTGCAGTAAATATGATTCTAAAAGCTATGATCTTTGGCAAGAAGTAATTAATCAAATTCATCCAAAATTAATAGAAAAAGATATTCATATCATTCAAATTGGCGGAAAAGATGAAAAGCCAGTAGATAATTGTTACCACTTGCAAGGGAAAACAACGATTAATCAAGCTGCTTACATTATTAAAAGGGCAATAATGCACTTTGGAGCAGATAGCTTCGGAGTACATATCGCTAGTAGTTATGATAAACCTATTGTGGCTCTTTATTCTAATGGTAGGCCAGAAAATGCAGGGCCTTATTTTGGTAATAAAAATAATGTAAAATTAATAGAAATTGACAAGAAAGACCGTAGACCTAGTTATTCGGCCCAAGAAAGTCCCAAGACTATTAATGAAATTGATCCAATTGAAGTGGCTAATTCAATATTGAAATTTTTAGATCTAGAAGATGTTAAATTAAAAACATTGTATATTGGGAATGAATATCATAGAAAATTAATTGAAGCTGTTCCAGACTCTGTTATATCTGATATCTCTAAACTAGGAGTAAATTCCTTGATTATGAGATTAGATTACGAGTTTAATGAAAATGCGCTAGTAGAACAACTGAAAAGAAATAATTGTTCAATCTATACTAATAAGCCAATTAAATATAGTATATTAAATCAATATAAAAATAATATAGCGCAAATCATTTATAATTTAGATGAAAATCATGATATTAACTTTGTTAAAGATCTGAAAAAATTAGCAAAACCATTTGTGGTTTTGACTTATCTTTCTGATGATTTCGTTCAGTCTATTAAATATGATTATATGGAGTATAGTAAAATATTAAAATTAAATAAAACAATTAAAAATAATATACCTCAGTTAAAGGATCGAGACCTAACAAATGTATATTATAAATCTAATAAAATTACTATAAGTAAAGGAAAAGTATATAATTCTAAAGCTACTTATAAAACTGGTATAATATATGAGGGTAAACCTATAAAAGTAGTAGATAATCCGGACTTTTGGGAAGAAGCAAAATATTTTTACATATTTGAGTTGACAACTTAATAAAATAGTGGTACCATTCTTAAATGGAAGAATCAATATCTATTAATAGTACAGAGTTAGCTAAAGCGACAATCCAGAATGTTGATGATCTTACTGTTGTTCAACCTAGAGTTAGTCCACCAAAGTTCTTTGTAAGAAATTGTTATGGTCTTATTGAAAATGATAATATCAACTATGTATTCAATGATGATGGATCTATCAATTGGAGAGGAATGGTTAAGCAGCAATATCTTGTACCAAATCGTCAAAGAACACAAGAAACAGATGTTTCAAAATTGGAGGATAAAGATCTTCTTATCCTTTTGGGTGGGATTAAAGAGCTAGCTCAAATCAGAGGTTTTACAAGTGTTGAATATAAAGTCGTTACAGCAACAGACAATTATTTTGCAACATCTTGTAAGATTACATGGGCTCCTAACTATGAGACAGAGAATCGTCCAGTAGTGTTCGAAGCCCTTGCGGATGCTTCTCTTGTGAACACAAAAGACTTTGCTCGTTACTTCTTGGCGGCAATCGCAGAGAATAGGGCATTTGTTAGATGTGTCCGTAATTTTTTAAAGATTAATATTGTTTCCCAAGAAGAGCTTGGAGATGTAAAACTTGGGCTTGTAGCAAAAGAAAACTTTGAAAAAGAAAACCCAATGAATCCAACACTTCTTCTAGAGAAGATTATGCAGGATAAAGGGATCACTTTTGATGTTCTAAAAAAGAGATTAGTAAAAGAAAAATTTGACAGTGCAGATAATTTTAATTCAATTAAAGATGTACCAAAAAGTAAAGTTTTTGAATTAATTGAAAGAATTAAAAAGGTTTAACTAACAATTTTTAGCGTACCACTTTGGACGTAAATTGCTCCTCTTGGTAAACCTACCGAAGATGTAGGAATATTATTAACATCAAAATGGATTGGAGAAACTCCAGGATTTACCCCAGTTATATAAATACCACTAGCAAAATGCATAGTTAATGTATTTGTACCAAGATTTCTTTTTGTAGAAGTTGTGCTATCTCCAAGAACTAAACACCCACTCTGATTAATATTAATATTTCTACCAACTCCATAACTGTAAGAACCATTGATAATATTATCACTTCCACCAACTATTGCAGAATATGATCCAGATATGACATTAGATTTTCCTCCTAATATTGCTGAACTTAAACTTTCATTAGGAGTAGATCTATCAGTATTTTGAATATAATTTCTTTCTCCACCTACGATAACTGCATTTTGAACACTACCAGTAATTATATTTAAATTACCAGCGAGAACACCGCAGAAAGCAGTCTTTGGGGCTTCAATTTCGCTAACGAAATCAGAGATAATATTTGAACGACCACCAGGAATAACATTATAATCTCCAAAAATTATATTTTTAACGCCTCCTCCAATAACAGAAACAAGTCCTTTAATATAATTACCTGTTCCTCCACCAATTGTAGAACTTCCTACGTCATCAAATCCAAATCCTGCAAGTCTTCCGTATGAACTTTCGCCTAAAAAGTTTCTTGTTAATACTAAATCTCTTGTTAAGTCTGTTATAATATAATCATAATTTAAATCTAATAATTCTTGACCAGATATATTATCAGAAATTTTTATATTAAATCTGGAACGATTAGCAGAAGTAAAGATATTATAATATAAATTATTATTCGAAGTTGCACGACCAAATACTTTGACTTCTGCAGATGCAGAATTTTCAGTACCAATTACAATTTCATTCGATAATGTATAATTCTCATAGCCTAATATCTTGCTAACAGCAGAATATTCTTGATATCCTGTGCCCTCTACAGCAAGATAATTAACTCTTACTCGTTCTCCACTATTTAAATTTTTTGATAATTTTATAGAGAATCCTGTTTTTGTTATATCTTGAATATTAACAATATAATAATTTGTTTCATTTATATTTTGTAAATTAAATAATACCTCTGGTTTTTTATTCAATGTTAAATTAAATGGAATGTCAAATGTATTTTCTACTCCTGATATAATTGTTGAAGAAGCATAATGATATCCAGAGTCAAATGGGTATCGACCAGATCTATAAATACCTATATTAAATCCAATATTTTCAAGGAGATTTGCGCCAAAATTAATATCAAAAGTGTTTGTACCATGATTTGACGTAGAATAAGGATAGAAATTTTCTCCTGTTATCATCTCATCAATAATTGGAATATATTCAACGCTACTATATCCAGAAAGTAGATCTATAGTATAACTTGAATTTCCAAGAGATAATCCAGTACTATATACTTGTAGATTATCATTAATAATCGTACCAGTATAACTTACAGCATCCAAAAAGATATATTCATTCGAAGAATCAATATCATTATTTAATTTTATTTTTAAAATATTTTTTCCTGTTTCACGTATCTTGGCTATATAAAGATCATTTGAATCTGGTTTGAAAACATTTTGGAAAACATGTGAAGCTCTTGCTATAGGAATATCAAAATGAACTCCAGTACCGAATATCATATTATTAAAAGGTTTAATACTACCGATTTCTAAAATTTTGCCGCTATTTTCGTTAACACCTGTAAAGTAGCCTTTGTTTCCTGCGAAGAAATGAACTATAACATTTTCATCTAGATTCTTAGAAAATACTATATTAAATCCAGATCTATCAATACCTGTAATGTAATTTTTATAAAAATCTTGAGATTGTATGGTATTTAATACAATTAGATCGTCTGTATCAACAAAAGGTGTATTAAAATTAATTTTCACATCTTTATTTCCAGCATTAATTCCAGTTTTAAATACTTTAAATTGACAAACCTTATCATCTTCTTGGAAAGACCCAGAATAAAGATTTTCAGATAAAATGCTTACCCAAGACAATAGATTAATTGTTAAATCTTCTGTATCAAGAATATTAGCAAATTCAACATCATAGCTTGTAGATGTAATATTACCATATTTAATATCATAGAAATCTTCTTCACCAGTTTTTTCTATGTTATGTAATACAGCTAATTGATTGGTATAAAGAAATAATGGATATTTAATATTTAGAATTTGTTGACCTGTTACTGGCACAGAAAAGATTTGATTTCCAATTCCAGCAAGACCAGTTGATAAAGCATCTACAACATTTGCTCTACCTCCACCAATATTACAAAACGATCCGATAATTTTATTATTCTTTCCGCCAACAATATTAGAGTCTTCAGAATTAAATACGTCAAGACCAGTAATTAAATTGTCTTGTCCTGCTACGATTGAAGATCTTTTGGTTCCTGTAGCAAAATTACTTGTGCCGAATATAAATACGTTATCAGAACCAGTTTCAATAACGTTATTTAGTCCGAGAGCTACAGAATGGTTAGATCTAACAACATTGTTCGCATTTGTAATATCTCTAGAAGTTGTAAGAATACCAGAAAGTGGTCCAACAATATCTAAACCAAGACCATTAAATTTAATATAATTTTCTGAATTTCCAACTCTAAATTTTGGTTTATAAGGATTATCAGTATTGTCATAACCTAAAAAGAATCCACTTCCAAGATTTGAATCTATATCATTTACGCTTTTTATAATACCACTAGGAATTCCAAGTCTTCCTACATTAACTAACGATGTGATATTAGACTGTTCTGCAAGTAAAATTTGAGTAGCTGTAGCGCTGAACTCATTTGAAAAAGCAATCCAATTTATATTTGAAGGACCAGGAATTGAATTAATATTTGTAATTGCTGCATACCAGTAATTTGCTCCATTAGGATATTTTACAACATCTCTACGCACATTATCTGCTACATATCCAATAGATGGGTCCCACTCTCCACGATAAACAATTCCAGGTCCAGCTAATGATCTTCCAGAAGATCCAAAATTAGCTTGCAATATCATTCCCTCGTTAGGCTTCTCTCCATCAAGAGCTCTTATTTTAATATAATAATTTCCACCGCTAGTTGGTACACCATAAATTTGATTAGATGAATTTAAGCTAGGACTTATTCCTGGAGGAAATATTTCTTCTCCAACGCCAGATAAAGTTGTTGCAGAAATTTCAAAACTTGTTGCTCTTGAAGTTGTTTGAATTTGATAAAAAAATGCTTGGTCCAATGGATTTGTAACAATACTTGGACTTGTAAATATATCTGAATTTGGTGGACGATATCCACTAATATTTGCTATTTTAATTTTACGATCTCTAGTTATAATTAAATTTTCATAACCAATACCTGTATCGTAATAAGTATTATATAAAAATAACTCTCCGCTCCCTGTAATATCTCCACCTAATTTTGCCTCGATTACTGTATATCCAGTTGTATTATCTCCACCAGTAATCTGTATTACGTTTTTGCTTACTATTTCTAATGGGTAATAATTTATGTCTTTAAAGCCAAAAATATTTTTTGTGCCACTATAACCACTAAAATAAATCTGATTAACACTAGAAGCATTGATTCCAGAAATGGTAATATATCCTAAACTATTGTATAACGTATTAGAAGGGGTAACATCAAAGATTGTAGGAAAAATATCTATTGATTTTTCTGAAGATAAAAGGTATTCATCATTAAATTTATTTCTTTTGATTTTAATTCTTGCTTGAGGATTTTTTACTTCTTTTGGAATTCTGATTCTTATACCAGTTGCAGTATTAGATTCTTTTATTCCACTAACTAAATATGAACCTGTAACTGTTGCTAATCCAGTTATTGAAAGAAAATAAATATCTGAATTTGAAAGATTACCATAATCGCCAGAGGTTGCAGTTGGAGAATAAATTTCTATTTGATCTAAATATTTTGCTCCTTGTACACCAGATAAATATCTTATATTAACATTAGCAGGATTAAGTTTAACCGATGCTATAAGTAAATTATTTGTATTTGATGAAGATATTAATGTACCAGAGTTTGGAAAATCCTGAGAAAAAAGTCTAAGTTCTGTGGTTTTATAATTATCTGGAAGTGAAAAACTAGCACGAGTACCCGTATTGACTACAGAAATTTTATTTCTTAATAGATTTTGTTGCCCTATATTAATGTAGTTTGTTCTTTGAAGATATTTTCCAGAAATTGAGATAGAAGCTCCTGTACCTAGCAATATATCATTAGGGCTAAATCCACTAACAATAACAGATGGATATAAAACATTTAATACTGAAACGCTTTCTGCAGAGCCATATTTTCCAGAAATAAAAATTTTATTAGTCTCTGCATAATTAGGTAATAAGAAATTTATTCCTGTATTACCAACTTTATTAAATTGTATATCAAGATCATCTAAGTAAACTTTATCTATAAAACTTAAATTATCTCCAGAGATAGTAATGCTTGTTGAATCTACCGTTCCAGTTCTAGGAAAAAATTCGTCAAGATAAGGAATTCCAATTACTTTAAATCCTGTAAATGTATTCTGAACAATATCTTTATATTTTAAATTTTCTACTACACCAGAAATCTCCCCTCTTATATTTAAAGGAACTTGGAACTCTATAAATTCTATTTGTTCAGTTGTTAAATATTTTTCATACTCTAAACTAACCTTGGCATCTCTACCATTGGCTCCTACCAACTCAATAGGCATAGATAAATCTGGAATAGTAAATATACCTGAATTTAATATATTAAAACTAGCTAAAGATCCACTGATTCCTGTTGTAGTTACTTCTAAACTAGCCGCTGTATTGGGTAAATAAGTTTTTAGCCCAGAAAAGTATATTATTTCTCCAACATTATAACCAGTCCCAAAATCTGTTAATTCTACAGAGGATAATTTATATAATCCACTATCTTGATAAGTAGGTGATACTTCTACACCTTCATTATCAAATAATTTTAGATTAGGAGAAGGATAAAAATTTGTTCCGCTAACTCGAATATATTGAAAAGGAAAACCAGAAATAAAGTCAATTCCAGAAACTCTTGGTCTATCAACAATATGTAAATCAACAAAATTAGAAGATTTACCATAACTATTAAATAAATATAAATTATATTTCGATGGACTAACACCAGTAGGGATAGTAAACTCTATAGCATCTTCATAAATTGTATTATTAATTCCAGAAATATTTTGTTTGTCTTGACCGTAAACATTAAAAAATAGGTCAGAATTGAAAATACTTTGACCAGAAATTTGTAGAATGTTCTTCTTAAACGCTTCTCCAGAAATAATAATTTTTTCACCAGTAATACCAAATAAATTATTTGATGATATTATTGGCTCGGCTTGTCTTAATTCAAAAAATGTACTCATTCAAATAAACTCCCATCTTCAGAGATCATTTGAATTGCATATCTTCCTGATGGAAAATTTTCAAATGGTATAAGACCGCTTAATGTATCATGGCTCATGAGAAGGAAATCTGTTGAAAAACTATTGTTATTCTGTTGATATATGTTATCGGCATATCTAAATTTTACAGATACATAGTTGTAATCTCCAGTTCCATCATTTAAAATTACTTTTTTGAAACTTTTGCCAGAAATTATTATGTTTGTTCCTCTTGTTCCAAAAGGAGGGAAAACCCCTGTTGGTAAAGGACTTTCAAAAAATTTATCATTAGTTTCTACATTGATATCTATAGGTCCTAAAAATCCTATTTTTCCATTTATATAAGACTCTGTATATGGAACTTTTAATCTAGAAGCATTTTTATTTAAAATTTCGTATTCTGCAATAGGAATTCTTTCAACAAATGTTTCAGCATTTCCGCTATAAAGATATATTTTTTTATAAAATCCAGATTTTCCAACGTAGCTAAATGTATTATAATCAATTTGATTATTGATAATCGTACAATAATTTAATTTTAAATTATAATTTCCTGTAGCAAATGGTATGTTTAAATTAAATCTATCTTTACTTAAATTTGATACATTAGTTTTATATGCATTACCTTGTCCAGAATACTCTACGCTTGTTATAAGAAATGGAGGATAATTTTTATTTGTAGATAAATTGATACCGGTTATATAAATTCCAGTTCCTATGTTAATACCTGTACTATTGTAAATTCCATTATCAAAATTAATTCCTGTATTTTGTAATACTAAAAAATTTACATATCCAGTTTCATTAATATTTTTATCAAAATTAATATAAAAATTGTTTACGTTTTTGCCAGATATATATGAATCATAATTTAGTCCAGTCATTTCTTGAGTATAAAAAACGGAATAATTTGTATCAGGTAAACTTATGGGTAAATTAACTAAATACGATTGAAAACCTGTAGGTATAGTATAAGAAAAGGTTTGAAATCCAGTTACTCTTAAAGATGGAAAAGTGAATATATGATTTTCATAATATTTAGAATTTATCAGAGAAATTTGCACATTGATATTTTTACCGCTTGCATTATCATAATCAAATATTTTTTTAACACCATAGAAGCCAGTAGAATTATTTAAATTAATATTTTGAGCGTAAATAAATGTTGAATTTTTTAATTCACTTGCGTTAGTAATATTAAATTGACCATTAGAACCCGTAAATATATATTCTATATCATCAAAAATAGGCTGTGCATATAAATATGCCCCAGTTGCTGTATTTATAGCTTTGCCTATTATGTTAATCCATTCTCCAGAAGCAGAATTATTTGGAGTAAAATTTTCAATAAAAGGTATTGGATAAAAAGTTATAGGATTACCAGTTACTGTAAATTCCGTAGAACTAGCTACGATATTTCCAGATTCTGGATCGTTAGGAATAACTATATTTAAGGTATTAATATCAATTAAATTAAAATTACAATTCATTCCTGCTAAAGTAATAGAATCAATATAATCTAAATCATTTCCAAAAATTTGTATATTTTCATTTATATTACCAGTCGGACTTGAAACTCCGTTGATAAAAGGATTAGGAGGTATAAACTGAAATATTCCTGTAGAAGTTACTAGTCCCATATTATGCTAATGTTAATAGTTTAATCTTATTTTCTAGTTTTTTTAATCTAGGTATTTTTACTTTTAATCCAGTCGTACCTATAATTTGAAAATTTGTTGCTTCTGCATCTTCAAAAAAGATTCCAGCAACACCTTGAAAATTTTCTCCTTTGATAAAAACTTCGTCATTATATCTACCGGATATAGGAAAAAAATCTTCAATTACTGCTTCTTCTAATTGATTAAATTGACGTATTGTTATTTCAGTAGTTAAATTTTCTTCTACTCTTGCGCCAAAACTTTTCTTTATTAGAAATCCAGTGCAACTATAAGTTTCTGTTATGGTTGGAGAACTTAATGGTTTTAAACCAAAAGCAATAGCTACTCTTTCTCCAGACACTTTTACAAGTGGATTTAAATTATCGCAATTTATAGTTGCAATTGTCTCTCTTATACCAAACACTCCACGTTCTTCTTGAATTTTATCTATATGAACTTCTGGACGAATATCTGTGCTATAAATAATATTTGCATTTAAGTAAGATCCTGTTATATATTCATTATTAAAGTTGAAAATACTAATATTATTTAAATGAACAAAATTTCTTGCATCATTATTTGTGTCATAAACTGGAACAAAATTTCCAGTTGGAGATCTAAAAAATATTATATCTGCAGCGCATAAAACAGGATTGTGAGGATTAAATCTTACATTTAAATTTCTTAAATAACCAGTTTGCTTGATACCTCCAAAATCAAACATTAAGCCGTTATCTTCATGAATGTATTTTTTAAGAGGATCTTGCCCACTATAATAGTAACTAAAACTAAGATTTCCTTGAATTAAGTTATCTGGGCTAATTGTATCTGCGTGTCTTTGATCAACTTCGATATAAGGAGTTACTTGAGCTTCATAAGATAATTGAGCTTCTGTAGCCGTTATAGGCACATCATTTATTTTGATTAAAAGATTTTTTGCAGAATAGAACATTTTAGTAGTGCTGAGTTATAGTCTTAGTTGTCCTTACGATATCATCAAGATTTGATTCAATCGTAGAATTGTTAATATAAGCGTCTGGCATTTCAATGCTAAATGTGTTTGAGTCTAAAATACCAGAGATATTTATACGTAATGGTATGTTTTCACCAGTATAAACTAGTTTTGTAAATAAATTTTCTGTCATATTTACTGTTTCTTGTGCTCGTATTGGTTTTACTTCTATTGGATCTTCATTTCCTAAAGTATAAATAGGATTTAAATTAACAGCAAATGTGTAAGTTAGATTATATGTATCTCCATTTAAAGCTTTACCTGAGATAACAGCGCTTTTAGAACTATGAGCTATACTATCAGCTGAAGCAGTATTAGGGTTTGTTTTTGTATTTAGATTACCACTTATTTTATTATAAGTAACATAAGTCGTTTGAGCAACGATAACATTATTAGGTTCAACTTTTAAATTATAATTATTTAAATAACAATTATATCCTGTAATCCCAGCTAAAGCTATAGTTACTCCATTATAAGAAGAGGGAGCAGAAATTAAATTTTTTATTTCTTTGACTATATTAAACCCAGGGTCACCTGTTGGATTTATAAGATAAGAGAATTGAAATGTACCATTTTTTGGTCCAGTTGTGACTTGTCTTTTAAAAGGTTTTCTTTTCCCTAAAGTGTAAACTGGGCCTAAAGTTATATCAGTATTTAGACTTGCTGTTGTAGCTAAAACTCCAGTATTGTTAATGCTAATTTCACATTGATCGTAATATATTCTTGACATAACCTTTTACCTTATTCCTTTCATAAATTACACTATCATCTTGATATAACACTTTCGTAAGTTAATTGAACCAAAGCGCTTCCATCGGTGTCAGCATTATAATCTTCTTTTATAAGATTAGCGTCTTTGATATTAAAGCTATTAACTACAGTTGAAGTGTTGTGCTTGTTTAAATTGATATTAAAATCAAAAATATGCTCATTTTTTGGGTAATCAAATAAATTCTTCATTTTATAATCATGTAAAGATATACCAAAGGTTGTGGTTATAATCAATGGATGTTGTAGTTTAACATCTACTGGTTTAACTTTACTTACGTCATATATAGGGAGTCTATTTGATTTAATATTAATGCTAATATTATTAATTTTTTCTGAATCTAGTTCGTTAAAATTCACTTCTATATCACCAGGATTTACAATATTTAGATCATATTCCTTCATAACAAATGGAGTATTTGAAGCTATGCCGCTACCAAACTCATTGTAAATATTCCATTTTGTGGCTATAGTAGGGATTGTGCCAATTGCACATGAAAATGTATATTCTGCTAAATACCCACTATTCATTACAAATATATTATTATCATATTGTATTTTAATATTTGCCCCAAGATCACCAGTATATTTTATAAAAGGATCCGTATTAATAAATAAAGTATCTAAATTTAAAGCCCCAATATATAATCCTATAGGAGCAGTTGTTAAGGATGTGGTATTTGACCCTAAATATTTGACATTTTGAATAGGAGCATCGTAACTAGCCACTATAGATTGAGCCCCTGTTATAGGGTTATCATCTATAAAAATATGATTAAATTCTCTGGTGTATCTAGATAACATTCCTTTTACCTTTATCATAAATTACACCCCATTAGGTGTAAATATATAAAAGGAATAAGGTTATATGGCGTCTATAAATGATAATATAGAGAATTGGAATAACTTATCTATAGGGTATTCTTTTAGAAAAAATGATATAGTTAAATACCATGGTTTTTTTTGGTATTGTTTAAAAGACCATGTTAAAGTTGGTCCTAGTACAGATGAACCCGATACATCTCCTGGTGCAGAATATTGGGGTGGAATTACTCAATTGCAAAATGGAGTAAAAATACCAATTTTCATATGGGTAGCTTCATATACATCTACAGTTCAACATAAACCATCTACAACTTCAATAAGATTTGGAAATGGTTACGAACAAAGGATATCTAAAACAATTAATCCGGATTTGAAAGCTTTTCAATTGACTTTTGATCAAAGAACAGAACATGAGGCGAGAGCAATTATACATTTCTTAAAAGATAAAACTGGATCAAAATCATTCGCTTATAATCCTCCTGGCATCTATTCTGAAACAACTTATAGAACAAAATTTGTATGTAGAGAATGGGAAACAAATTTCACTTTTAAAGAAAATTATTCAATTAGAGCAAAACTAGAAGAGGTTTCTGGATAATAATATATTATGTCATATACAGCGAATGTAATTTCTCCTCCACCAAGTGTAGAGCAACTTGCAGCAACAAGTATTCAGCCAAGCGAATATTTTTTACGAACTCTTGAAGCTCAAAAGTCAATTAATACTCATATTCATGAAATTGAACCTTCAACACCAATTTTTCTTTATGAGATAAACTTAAATCAAATTCGACCAGAGTCTATAAATTATCCGACTACAGAAGGTCCAATTAAAAATGGTATTTTACGTATTCATAATGATTTTAATTTATTCAACATAAATCGAGGAATTATTAAGTGGAAAGGAGAATATTATTTTCCATTTCCAATTTATGGAGAACAATTTGACATAACTTCTAATGGTACAATACCTACTCCAAAAGTAAAATTTTCTAGTCAATTTTTAGATGACGAATTTAATTCATTTTACAAATATATTCGCATGCAAATGAATGAATTAAAGGATATTGTTGGCTCAAAAGTTACTAGAATAAAAACTTTTGTTAGATATCTTAGCGCAGATAATTTTGAAGGAAACGTTAATCCATTTAATGAAAACGTTTTAGTTCCTTGGGCTTCTCGAGATGGAGATGTTTTGACTGTAAGATCTACAAAACGCGTTCCAACATTTTTTTCTAAATGGTTAGTTTACTATCCAATTCCAAATTATAATAATAAATTAAAAATTTTTAGCTCTTTAAAAACATATGATAAAACTAGAACTTTAAATATTCAAAATCAAATTCAAAATCATACCGTAGAATCTACAGACTTTATAAGTTTATATATAAATCAGTTAATTAACACTACTCTAGAAGTTCCAGAAACGTTTTCTATAGATATTTTTTCTTTTTCTGGATCAAATAATTTTACGTCTATCATACCTGATCAAGCCAAAGAATTTACACAAATAAATACATCAAATAAATTAAAATTATTTTGTCAAATATATAGCGATGTTTTTTCGCCAACGTCGTCATTTATAACAACTCCAGCTTTTCCTGTATCATTTACTCAATCTCCAGATAGTTTAATTTCTTTCATATCTGCAAAATCAAATACAGAAGGATTTGCTCAATCTTTTAATTACGATATAACAAATCAAACTCAAACAGGTTTTCAAGCTAATTTTTCTCAACCAATTAGTGGAAATTTAGATTTAAATTATTTAACAATTCCAACGGGTGCATACACAGGCATTAATCCTTATTCAAACGAATCAACAAATTTAATTGCTATAAAAATTGTTAATAATTTTGGATCAGCTTCATCTGGAGAATATAATATTCAATTTCCTTTGGTATTTAATAATGTACCAAAAATACTATTTAATGCTCAATCTACTTCTGGATTTATATTTAATCAATATTTAAAAAATATATCTAATACAGGATGCACTTTTGTAGCAACAAATACAGGAATAAGCAATTTTAGCTTAGGTCTACAAAGTGGATTTTTACTAGCTACAGACTATTTCGTAGAAGACTCTACTCCAACAGGTGCGCCTCAAATATTCTCTGCGGCAGCAAATTTAGCTCTTAGTTCTTTAGATAACATTAACGATAATACACTCGGTTCTCAAGAGATAGAGCTCGCCCCAGATATTTATTATATAGATAGAAAAGTGCAAGAAGATTCTGTAAATGTAGTTTATGAACTTGCATCTTTACTTGATATAGAAGGAGTAAAATTACCTTCTAGGATTTTATTATCAAAAAATTGTCCATTTACATATAGAGGCGAAGGTTGTCTTTATGAAAGAGGTGATAGATTAACTTCTGTTCATTCTGGGGTGTATGGAAGCATAGAAGGAATAGCGAAATATGAGAGTGGAGAAGCAAATACAAATAATATCAATTTAAGCGATGAGCAAATATGTATCGGTTTAAAATCTGCCCCTCCAGTAGCAGATTCAAGTGATGCTACGTTTACAAATGAAATAAGTAGTAGTAATTGGATAGACAAAGGAGCTTGGGTAGATGGAACAAGTTATAATTCTGGAAACTTTATATACATTGAAAAAAATGAAATAAAATATTATTTTGTTTGTCAAAAAAATCATATTGGGGATTCCATTAGCTCTCCACCTAATCTTAATTATTGGAAATCAGATACATGCTCGAAAACTTTAAAAGGTTGTAAATTGCGTTGGAAAAATAATCCAAATTTCCCAACAATTAGAATAAGTGGATCATATATCTACTCAGGCTATTCAGAAGTTCATCAAAGAAATATGAGTATTTCTGATGTTCTTTTTGCTGACACGATTGCTGCCCCAAAAGATTATTATGATAATCAATTAATAGGCATATTACCATTTGGAGGATTTCCATCTGTAGAAGGTAAATATAGATCTCAACAAGGACCCGAAGGCGGCTAAAATGAATATTGAATTTAATCTTCAATTAAAAGAAAAAATCAAAAGAGAAGCTTTAAAAAATTCGCCCTATGAATCTTGTGGTTTTATTTATTTAGATAAACAGACTTTAAAATTTGAAGTTTTTCCATGTAAAAATGTAGCTTCCAATAAAATGAATATGTTTTCTATCTCACCTCAACAATATATTGCATGTAGTTCTTTAGGGGAAATTACCTCCTGTTATCATTCTCATACGAATGACAATTTAGACTTTAGTGAAATAGATAAGGAAAATAGTAATAAATATAATATGCATTACATATTATATAATACAAAAAAAGATATATTCAATTTTTACAGTCCAAATTCAGAAAAAAATCCATATATTGGAAGGCCATTTATCCTAGGAATTTCAGATTGTTTTACATTAATGAAAGACTACGCGCAAAAAGAAAGAAATGTACTTTTAAATTTTCCAAAATATACAGCTTATCCAAAAGATATAAAAGAAATTGGAGCCTTATATGAAAAACATTTTTTAGAAAATGGATTTGTTAAACTAGATAAAAATGTTAAATTAGAGAAAGACGATGGTATTATGATGATATTTCCTGCGGTATGCGAAGACTATCCAACTCATGCAGCAGCTTATATAGGAGACAATATAATCTTACATCAGCCTTTAAATTCTTTTTCTTGTGTAAATATATATGATAATTTCTATAAAAAACATACTAGTTATGTATTAAGGTATAGAGGTTAAAAAGGCATATGGTAAACATTAAATTACATGGTATTCTAGGAGAAGAAATAGGTCAAGACTGGAATCTTGATGTTAATAGCGTTGCAGAAGCGTTTAGAGCTATAGAAGCAAACACTCAAAAATTAACTAAAACATTAATTAAACACGCAGAAAATAATTTAAAGTACGAAATTCTAATTAATAATAGACCTATTTGGGTTGCAAAGGCGCAAGATTTACCAGAGGCAAATAAAGATGTAAAAAAAGAACATTTTGAAATGCTTGGTAATTCAGAATTTTGTATGAATTTCGGTCATAATCTAAAAAGTATAGATGTAGTACCTGTTTTGGAAGGCGCAGGTGGTGGTGGTGGTGGTGGGGGAAATAGTTGTTTTCCAGCTGGCACAAAAATTCTAACTCCTAATGGAGAAAAAAATATAGAAAATCTTAGCATCGGAGATGAAATTTTATCTTTTGATAAAGATAAAAATGTACAAAAAGATACAATTGAAGAAGTATTTTATCATAAAAATAATAAAATTTTAAAAATAACTTTATGGGATGGACATGTTATTAGAGCAACTCCTAATCATTGGTTTCTAAACGAGTATAATAGATTTGCTCCAATTGAAAATTTTAAAGTTGGGGATGTTCTTATACATAAAAGTGGAGATGTATTGCCAATAGAAAAAATTGAAGAAGATGGTTTTGAAGATGCGTATAATTTCCATGTTAAAAGTAATCATACTTATATTGCTAATAATATTTTAGTCCATAATGGAGGAGGTGGTAAAGGTGGAGGAGGTGGTAAAGGTGGAATGAGTAGCGCAAAAGGAATTTTTGCAATCTTTTTAGCGATTCTTTTAATTCCATTTGGCGGACCATTATTTGGGTTGACTTTGATGCAACTAATGCCAGCAATTTTAGGATTATTAGCTCTAGGAGTATCTATGCTTTTAATGAAACCACCACCAATGGTTAGTCCGCAAACTATCGCAAATCCTTCTGCAGATTTTGAAGCTTCTCCAGAATCTGGTGGAGAACCTTCTTACACATTTAATGGTCCAGTAAATACTGTTGGTGAAGGTGGACCAATTCCTATAGGATATGGAAGATTAATAATAGGAAGTCATCAAGTATTTAGCTCTTATGATCAATTATACAGAATTCAGTCAAGAGAAAATAGATATGGATCTGATGGCAGACCACCAACAGATGCCGGAGCAGATAATTACCCAACAAAAAGCTTTTACTTTAATCATTATGGAAGTGCAATAGATATTCAAGATTTCCAAGGAAATTCTTTATCTCAATCTTCATTACAAGGCGCATAATATGGCAAAAAAATGTAAAGATTGCGATCCAAATAAATATATTGAAGGAGTTGCTTATAGAGGAAGAAATGGGCATTCTTTTGACGGAGTATATTCCTATAATGATGTTGGTCAGCCATATGATAGTAATGAAAATCCAACTACAGATATGCTTGCTAATGTATCAGATATGTTAGATGCATACAATCCAATTTTTACTTCAAAATTTGCAACAGGCTTATCTGATTCTTTAAATAATCCACTATATGTTAAGGGTATAGATAAAGATCGAGGATTTTGGTTTATATGGAGTTTTATAGATGGAATCGTTGCTTATAATTCTCCAAGAAGTTCTGTTACTGCTCCAGCAATCATAAGTTCAGGAACAACAACAGCGAAACTCAACCAAAATTTTAATTTTTCAATTCAAACAGATAAAATTCCTTCGATATTAACTTATACAAATTTTGGACAATTTGCAGATCAAGATAGTTCTGATAAACTAAGATTTTCAAAAAGCTTAACTAATCAATCTTATACTCAAACAGGAGAAAATATTACAATAACTTTATCAAATAATTCAATTTTTACTTTAGGAGAATTTGTTTTTTGTAAATTTATTTCTGGATCTCAAAATAAACATGATTCCTATCAAATTATAGGTGCTACTTCGACAACGATTACAATTCGAATCCCAGGATCCTTAACGACATCTGGATCAGTAGATTTATATTCTTTTAAATATTTTAATCCTAGCAGTACAAATAATTCTCTTTTAAAGAATAAGATAAATTACGTAGGCTATTATACAGGTTTTATAAATGCTACATTAATAGGCACTACCGCGAATTATACTAGTAAAAAAAGTTTAACGATTAAATCTTTATCATCAGATGGAACGGAGCCTATTTATGTTACAAGTAACCCAACTATACATGCGTTCCGTGGAAATAGTTTCGTTTATCAAATTACTACCAATTTAGATATATCTCAATATGATGTATTAATGAGTAGGGCTCAACTAGATATAATTAATAATTTAAACTTAACATGGAATAGTGAAACCAAAGTTATTCAAGGGACTATAAATCCACAAATAGATGCTGAATTAAAAACTGAAGCTTGGACATTTGAAATTAGAGCAAAGAGAGGTGCAGATGTTGGAAATAGAACTACTTTTAATTTAAATATTCTAAAAGGAAATCTAAATGCCAGTATAAATTTTCCTGGAGTTCCAGGAGCGTTTACTCCTTATAGTTTGACTGGTACTGTAGGCAAATCTTTTAACTCTAAGCTGTCTATTCATAATTCAAACATTGTAGGAATATCAAATTTACCAGAAGGATTAAATTTTAATTCTTCAAATAATTTAATTACAGGAACTCCAAAACATGCAGGTGTATTTACTTCTAAAATAAGCGCTTCAAATGCTAGAGGAACAAATCAAGGAACAATCATATTTACTTTCAGTCCATTCGAAGAAAATAATCGACCATCTGGTACAACCTATCCATCAGAAATTCAACTTTTACAAAATAGTTATTCTGTTCTAAGAAATAATAAGATAACATTAAGGCTACGTTCTAAAAGAACAAGAATGGTCTCTCCGCAGCCACCAAAGCCTTCAGAAGAAATATATTTCAAAAAAATAAACAAAAGTGAATATAATTATATAAAACAAAATAATTTTCCTGCGCCATTTTCAGCAAATTATATATATAACGCTAATTCTCCAACGGTTATTTTTTCTTTAAATAGTCCTCATAATTTCGTTGTTGGAACTTACTTAGATGTTACATTCCAAGCAAATAGTTCTCTTAAAGCTGGAAGGTTTTTAATCACGAGTATTATAAATAATACTACAGTTGAAGTAAATTTAGGAGATAAAACATCTAATAAATCAACAGCGAGTGAAACAGCTACAGTATCGTCTTACGTTGTGGCTTTAAATGGAACAGATATAAGTAACATATCATTTGTTCCTAGAGACTCTCTAGAAGCAGAAACTAATTTTTGGATTTACATAATAGATACAAACACAACTGATGCATTTCCAATAGAAATTGAAGGATCTTATGATATATCTTCAATCCTTCCTGCTCAAATTGATGGTATAGGAAATGCTTGTTTTGCGCCTCAAAATAGTGAAGCTAAAGGAGCAGTATCAACTCCTTTCACACAAGAAATTGCAGTTACAGCTTCTTCGCTCGTAAAATCTGCCTGGAGTGCAAATCCTGCGGAAAATATACCAGTAATATCTTTTAATCCTGGACCAAATCTAGAGCATCAAATTATATTTCTAAGTGGTCCCTTAGAAGTACAAACTGCTTTTGCAAATCAAACTCTACCTAAAAGTGGAGTTAAAAAATATCCTAATGGTGTTCCTACATCAAATGGTACGTATACTTTTTTTATTAGATTATTTGATACTTGTACATTTAATAGAGTAACAAGCGAATTCGTATTATTTTTAGGAACATATACTCCTAGAGTAGGAGATGTATACGTTTGTACATATAGAGCAACGTGTTTTACTAAAAAAATGCGAGTCAATACTCCTAAAGGCAAAATTAATATAGATAAATTAAAAATTGGAAATGAAGTATATGCATTTGATGAAGATAAAAATATTCATATATCAAAAATAATTAAAATTATAGATCATAATAAAATTTCTCAACCAGTATTTAAAGTAAAATTAGAAAATGGAACTGTTTTAGAAAGCACATTATCTCATCAATTTTTAGATGGAGATGGTAATTTTAAGTTTCTTGGCGAAATGAAAGCTGGAGAATATTTATTTTCATTTGGTAAAAAAGTAAAAATTTTAAGCATAGACCAAAGTCATATGGAAGAAGTTTACAACTTTGAAATAGATAAATATCATACATATATAGTAGAAGATATATTTGTTCATAATGGGGGGCATGCGCCCCGAAAAAACTCGTACAACTATAACGCTAATTATACTCTAACTAGTAATTCTATCCCAGGCAATTGCCATACTCTAGTATCAAGAATAGGAGATACTATAACTTATAATAACTACGCTTATCAATATAGAAATAATTTATCTGAATCTAAGGACATTGGAATTACTTCTTTAACAAACATATCTTTATTAGATATTTTAGGTGAAGGACCAATAGAAGGTATTGTAAACTATGAAATCAAACCGAGACCCGGGTATCAGAAAGGAGATATAGGATATAAAAATGGGGTTGATTTAGTCAAATATCCAGGTCAAAATTCCTTTATAAGATCTATTTATTGGAATGAAACAGCTCTTGCAGATGATACTTTTCCAAATCCAGGTAGTGTTAATTTTGATTTTATTAAGCTAAAATTTGATAATGCCGATTGTGCTCCTCGTCATGCAGATATTACTCAGTTATCCAATATAAGACTAGAAGAAGAGTTTTATTCAAAAAAAGCAGGAAATGGTATTTATGTCAATCATCTAGAATTTAGAGATCAAAATAATAATCTTTTATCTAGCTTCGCTAAATTACCAAGAAGATTGACTAGCACAAAAACTGTAGGCACAAGATTATTTGGTAAACGCAAATTCCAAGATAACACAGAGAGAAGTTATAAAAAATCTATTAATATTTTAACAAAAGATCTTTATGGATTAAGACTTCATATTAAAGTAATTAGTCTTTTTAAACAAATTGTAGACTTAAGAATTTTTGAAAGCGCAAGTGAAGCGGAATCAAACAGTGAAGGAGGTAGAATTGATCGTCAAAGTGTAACTTTTAACATTACATTAAAAAGAATTGATAAAGGTAGTGGATCGGAAGGTTTTATTATTACCCCAATAAATGTAGGAGCAAATAAAACATCTTTACCTCTAGTGATAACTGGCAGATTAAATTCTGGTCCGTATATTGAAACATTTGAATGGACAGGTTTGACTACGGTTTCAAATCAAAGAACAGTTGGATGGGAAATAGAAATAGAACCAACATATACAGAACCAATAGACAATAATGTAGTGTTAAAAACTGGTATAGATTCAATTACAGAAACTTATAACGAGCTTTTAATTTTACCTAATACAGCAGCAATTATGACAACATTTGATGCTAGATTTTTTTCAAGTATTCCGCAAAGATCTTACGATACTAGATTATTGAAAGTCAAAGTACCATTAAACTATAATCCTTATTCTAAAACTTATGATGGTATCTGGAATGGAGCATTTAAACTTGCGTGGACAGATAATCCCGCCTGGTGTTTTTATGATCTTTTAACGAACAGAAGATATGGTTTAGGTAAGTATGTAGACCCAAGATATACAGATAAATGGACTTTGTATGAAATAGGAAAATATTGTGATCAATTGGTTAGCGATGGAAAAGGAGGTCTTGAGCCAAGATTTACATGCAATATGCTAATCTCAACAAGAGAAGATGCTTATAAAGTTGTAAATGATATGGCAAGTATATTTAGAGGTTTAGTATATTACAGTGCAGGGTTAATTATGATTTCTCAAGATAGACCAAAAGATGCAATTTATATATTTAACAATAGCAATGTCAAAGATGGAGAATTTACATATAGTAATACTAGCAGAAGAGTAAGAAGAAATATTGCGCTTGTAAGATATAATGATAAAGATAATTTTTTTAAACCAGCAGTTAAATATGTAGAAAATAGAGAAGGAATTATTAGATATGGTATAAGAGAAACTGAAGTGAGCGCATTTGGTTGCACAAGCGAAGGCCAAGCTGAACGACTAGGAAAATGGACTTTAATATCTGAGAATTCAGAATCCGAATTAGTGAGTTTTGAAACAAGTTTACCTGCAATGTATTTAAAGCCTGGAGATATAGTGTTAATTCAAGATCAAAACAGGCAAAATAAAATTTTGGGTGGTAGAACATACGAATTAAATAAAAATTATGCAATATTAGATGTAAAATATGAAAATATATCTGGATATCTTCCAGTAATTAGCGGTTGTAAATTTAATATATTAACTCCCGCAGGTAATATAGAAATAGGAACTCCTAGTGGTAATTATCTCACAGATTTACAAGAGCAACAACAGGCTAACGTATTTAAAGAAAGAGTTTTAAATGATATAGAATTTATGACTACAGAAGGCATGCAATCTGGGATAAATACATCTGTAATTAGAAGAAAACAGATACAAACAATTAATTATAATATTGAAAATGATGATACTTCTAGTAATTCTTTTGGCGCGTATGTAAGTTTAGAAACAGGAATTAATTACAATGGCTATACAAAACTAAGCTTTGGAAGCGCAAGATTAGATGACAAAGAACACACATTGTTGCAAAATACAGTTTGGACTATAGAGCTTGATCCAAAAAAATATGATCATACAAAAAGTCCAAGTATATCAGGCAAAAGCAGTGCATCACTTTATCCTGGAGCAAGTCTAGAACCATATATAGATAGAACTCAAAAATTTAGGGTACTTGATATCGAAGAGCAAGAAGAATATAGATATAAAATTACAGCACTTCAATATGAGGAATCTAAATATGATATGGGAGATGATATATAATGAGCCAGTATCCCTCTAAATTACCAGAAGCTTCTGTAAATTTAATTAATATTACGGACAATAGCAAAGGTTTTGAAGTAGTAATTAAACCTATTGAAAATATAGAAAATATAGAATCTTATAGAATATATTTAAGTAATTATGCTTTTTATACAGAGCCAAACACAAATCCAAATCAATTTTTAATAAAAGAAATACCTTATTCGACAAAGGATGAATATTTTTATTATGTACCAAGAAATACTGGTATTCATTATTTAACAGTATTTTCAAAAAATAATTTAGGCTTTGAATCTACTGGAGTATTATTTTCTGAAGTTATACCAGTACAAAATCCAATTAATGAAGTGTTGTTGCATAATTTAAATTACTATTCTGATTTAATTTTATTGTCTGATAATATTAATTATTCTGGAGGAATGTCTAATATATCAGTTGATAATAAAAAAGAAATTACTGTATATACTCCATACGCATACTTAGCTTGGCAATTAGATACAGTCGCAGAGACAACAAACGATATTAAAAAAAATTCTCCAGAGAACAATGAATATGATTTTACAAAATATTTCAAAGATAATTCAATTAATTTTTATATTAGAGTTATACCAGGTTTAGATCAAAATAGTGGCATATTAACTGATAATACTGTTCTTAGAAATAATTCTAATGATATTTATCGTATTACCACAGCTTGTTTAACTCCTAAATTAAGTGTAAACGCTAGCGATTTACAAATACAAAAATTTAATTTAACAAAAAGTGGAGATATTATTTCTGAAGTAGAGATAAAAACTCCAGAAATTATTAGTGAAAATAATAGATATTTTCTTTTTGATTACGGAATTAATTACGACTCATATTTAATTAATAATACAATTCACGTTGAAGCTACTGATGATTCAAATACTTTAACTTTTAATCCAGAAGTGCAAAATACAGGAGATTTTTTAAACGAGTTATTAACTTTAACTGGATCAGGAATTGGTCCTAAATCATATGTCAAAATATCTCAACCTGGACATTATAATAATTATTATGTGTCTATAGAAGCCGTAGACGATGACGGAAATTCATCCGCAGGAGGAAATATAAATATATACGATTCACAAAGATATACAAATGAAAAAGGTTACAAATTAGTTAAAGTTAATCATAATAAAATATCAAAAAATAATGTATTAAAAATATTTAAAAATTATTATAGAGAAGGCAACAATAAAATTGTTTTTGAAATTAAAGATTTATTACCTGTGCATGTTGGTTTGGATTCAATCATCATTTTTCCAAAAAAATATAGAGAAAATATAAATTTAGAAGAACAAACCGAATATTATGATAAATATATATTTTTACGTAATCTAAAGAATATTGATATCTTAAATTTAAATCCTAATTATAAAATTGAATCTCTGGATGATCAAAATACTACTCATTTTAAAATAACATGCACACTCAGTACAGATAGTTTACTTGTAAATGATAATATATTTTCTATTAAATTATATTATTTGAACAGTTTGGAAGCACAAGCTTTAAACTTTTATACTAGATTTGCTGGTGTATCAAATGAAGCAGTATTTAATTATTTAAACACTACTGATCTCGTTGACAAATATGTAACATTAAATAAATTTGTTAAAGATAATAAAAATTATACATCTACAATAGCTGCAAGTTATCAAGGGTTAGTATACTTTTTTACTCCAGAAAGTTATCCATATATTGCATGGCCTAATGAAGAGTATAGAAATACATATTTCAATAGAGATGGAGCAAGAATGCTTGATTTTAAAGATGATGGTGTTGCTTCTGGTCCTCAATTTTTTGATTATTTTCCATTAGCGCAAGCTAGAATTAATGGTCAATTTCCTAATGAGAATAAATATAAAACAACATATAGGTGCTTAGATAGTTATAAATATAATGCAACAACTAATTTTGTTAGTTTTGAGCCAGAAGATGTTCCTCCTAGTGGGGTTAATAATAATCCTAGTTATCTTGGAGCTTATGATCCTGGCAATATTGGAGATTTAGAATCTCCAGAAACAGTAGATTTTAAATATGTTAAAGATGATTTAAAATATTTTGCAGCAAAAAATATATATTCAGTCAAATTACTAAGCGTAGGCATACAGAAAGAAGATGCTTATGCTATTGTAGAATTTATATTAGATATACCTGATGCACAAGATTTTATTGTGCAAGGCATATCTGGAACGGATACAGTTCTTGAAAAAGGCGTTAAAGAAATTAACGGCACAAATTATCATTATTTTATTGCAAAATTTGTTTCTTCTTGTGGTGTAGATGCAGATCCAATTCTTAATGGTGAAAATATAGATGTTAAGAATATTGTAGATTCAAAGAAGATGATCTCTTTTGTTGTGTATCCTACAAAATTTAAGATTATCGAAGATCCATCGGATGTGCCATTTTTTGGAGATTTTTATCTGCTATCTAATAGCATAAATAATAAAGAATTTAATTTATTAAAAATTTGTCCAAGAACATTATTAACAAATAATACTGATTGCGTAAAAACATGTTGCGTAGAGGATACAGATACAATTAATTTTAGATCTGAATTTAAACAATTTTTTATTATAAGTAAATATGTTCCAAATCAAACAGAGAGCAATTACCCTTATGGTAAGATCTGTGGTATGAATAAATATGTATTTGGATCTAGAAGTTGGAGATATTCCGCTTTTGATTATACTGGTTCTAATATAACTTTATATTACAAGAAACCAACTGATTCGATTAATTCTCTCAATTTAGGCATATTATGCCACCCAGAACATAATGTAGGAATACACAAGATATTAATATATTTAAAGCAAATTAATAATATTGATTCTATAACTTGGTCTAGTTCAGATTTAATAGATTCTTATACTTTTGAAGAAGTAATTAAATATTACTCAATATATTTAGATATACCAGATTTTGATTTCTCTAATAGAACATCTGAAATCTATGAGAAGATAATTAAAAATTATAATTCTTGGGTAAATCAAGGTCTAAAATTTGCAATAAAAATTATGGTTATAGATAATTCTGGTGATTCGATAGATCAAACTTTTATATTTCAAAATGATGAAAATTGTTAACGGCCTAAATCTCTGCCCTTAGAGCCTTGATATAATACTCCACCTGGACGCTGTTCTTCTACTATTACTTTTAATATCTGTTGCCTTAATAATTCGGCTAATATCCTAGATCTTTCCATAGTCTTCTTGAACTTCTCTTGGTCATTCATATCATTTCCTTCGCTATCTTGACTTTCATCTTTCTTATCTTGAGATGTTTGACCATTTTGATCAACATTAACGCTTATTGTTATATTATTTGTTACTCCGCCAGCTTGTGTTGTGTCGGTTACTGTAGCTTCAGTTTCAGTTTTATCTTTCATCTCTTTTGTTTGATCTTCTACAGTCCTATTTAATTGATCAAGAGATTTCAATAATTTAGTCATAGCGTCTACAAATTGAGCTCTAGAGTTATCTTGATTATTCTGTTCTCCGCCTAAACCAATACTAGGCAAACTAGTTCCTACTGGACCACCTTCTGCAAATCCTTGGACTTGTCCTCTATTTAAACGATTGAAGAAAAGTTCACCCATTCTATCTACAACGTCTTTGCGTATAACATATTCTCCACCCATTAACATAGCTGGAACATCATCTTTAGTGGAAGTTCCTCCGTAAATCATTCCACCAGTAGCTCTACTTGCCCAACTTGGAGTAATACCTAATCTACTTCCTGTAGAGAACCAATTACTAAAAGGGATTCCCGTAGAAGAACTAAATCCATAATTTGCTCCACCAAAATTACCAAATCCTCCAAAATATCTACTACCAAATGCAAAAGGAGAAAGAGCATTAGGAGTTCTAGGAAACTTAAATGATCCAAGTTGTCCAGTTGTAGAACCTGTAAATCCTAAATAATTTAAATAATTATTAAATCCTAATTGACCATAGCTAGATTTACCCATAAAAGCCATTGGATCTGTACCTAATAATAATCTATTATAAGGTTGATTAGTATAAAAAGATGAAAATCTTGCTTGCAAGCCTTTTTCTAAATTTGTAACATTTTTTGTATCCATCAATGCTCCAACTGCTCTGTATAAATCTTGAGGCGCAAGTTCTTCTTGTTTTATTAAATCTGCTAAATTTTTTTGATATTCTTCTGCAAATTCTGGATCTGCAAAAGGATTAAAGTCTTGTTTTGTCACTTTTTGAGATGATGGTAGACCTCCTGGCTTATATGCTTTAGGTGGTTGCATCATTGCTCTATTTGATGGTGGAATTCCTGGTTTTCCAGGATATCCTGGAAAACCATTTGGATATAAACGTTTTATAGCATCTGTTACAACTTCCCAAGGTTTTCCTACCGTTTCCCAAGGTTGAGGAAGATCAACTGGAATTTCTGGTATTGATAATGCTTGCGGAGCTCCGCGAGCATATCTACGAGGATTTTCATAAAGTCTTGATATTTGCGTTCTGGCAGGTAAACTAGTTCCTGCTGTAACAACTGGTGGATTAGTCCCTGCTATTTGAGGTGTAGAGATTGGAAATGCTGGCATAGGCATAGTTGATCTTGATGGAAAAGGCATATTAACTACACCTTGCGGACTCTGCATCGCTTTCTTTGCTGCTTCTGGTGTCAAAAATCCAAGATCTACTTGTCTTTGCAATTCTGGGGGTAAACCAGCTATAGAAACTTGTGGCATGGCAGGAAATGTGCCTTTTGGACCACCACCAGTTGTAGCTATACCTTCTGGATCTATACTTATAGGTAATGTAGATCTAGCTTGTGGAAGATAAGATCTAAGAGCTTTTGCAGTGCCTGCTACTTTAGTAGCATAAGCTCCTTCTGGCAACTTACCAGCATAGCCTTGTCTCGCTAAAATATCAGCTCTTTTTGCAACATCAGTAACTCCTAGAGCTTCTTTGTATCTAGGCTTTTTCATGAATTGAATAAAATCTTCGGTAAATTCATTTAAATCTTTATATTTTCTGTATACATTTGGACTTAACTCTCCTCTAGCTCTTTCATCTGCATTTGCTGGTAAAGTTATAGTATCTCCTTTGTATCCTCCTCCAGCTTTAATTCCTGCTAAATTAAATCCAAATCTAGCTAATTCAGACATTCCATAATCACTTTCAAGTGCAAATTGAGCTAGAACAGCTTCTGGTGTAGTTCCAAGTTTCTGAGCTATAAGAAAAGCAATAGGATAATTTTGATCAACAAATGCTTGTTTTTTTACGTCTGCTCCAGTCCTATATCCTTTAACTTTACCTCCAATTGCATATCTTCCAGCGGCAGCTTGACCAAATATTTGTTCGTATGGATTAGTTAATATTGGAGCGACATTACCTCTGGCATAGAATAATGGATCAACAGGTCTTGCAAACATCATAAAATAATCTTGAGCTGCATTTTGAGTATATGTTTTATAACCAGCAGGGGCACCCAAACCAACATTAAAAGCTAAACCTTGGTAAGTAGAAGATGGGGCTCCTCCCATCATTTGAAAACCGCCAGGGCCAAATCCTATTCCTCCTGCACCAGGTCCATACTGAGGTAATAATTGCATTTGTTTTGCGAATGGATCTCTAAACCCAGATAATTGACCCATTTCTACTTGTCTTTTTATTTCTTTTGTCTGTTCGTCTGTTAACCCAGGAATAGAAGTTTGCATACCGCTGTATTGACCTATAGAGCCCATTACAGTTTTACCAATGTCTTGAAAAAATCCTAAAAATGTATTTCCTATACTACCACCACCCCCCCCACCCCCAAAAAGACTACCTAAACCTGAACCAAATTTTCCAACACTTGCCATTGAACCAAAAAGTCCCATTCCAACTCCTAATAATCCTCCAATAAATCCTTGTGTTACTTGACGATTATAAGCTGCCATTCTTTCAGAATTAATTCTATTCGCTTCTTCTTGAGCTTTCCTACGCATCTCTTCAACTTGACGCATTTGTTCATTATAGCTTGTTTTAAAATTACTTACTTGTTGCTGATAATTTTGCATTCCCATAAATCTTTCTGATCTTAATGCGTTCATAGGATTATTTTCATCAGTTATAGCTCTTGTACTTAAAAGATCAGAGATATTAAATCTACCTGTTAGCGCTGGAACATTAGCTAATTCTTCCGGAGCATTTACTGTAGTTTTAAATGCTTCATCTGTAAATGGTCTAGTTAGTCTTTCTCCTTGAACTCCATAAAAATCATATTGATTTACAAGCAGACTGTTAATACTTCCACCTGTTGCATAACCTCTAATTCTGCCACCTTTAGACAAGATATTATCTCCACCGCCAGGGAAAGGGTAATATCCTTGTTCGGCCATCCATTGATCAAATAAATCAAGATTACCAAATATTCCTCCTGCAACTCCAAGCATTTTGACTCCTGTCTTTAATAAAGGACTACCAAATCTTGTAATCTTATCTTGATATCTCATCAGGCTTTTTAATAATGGATGTTGTGAAACTGGTATAGCTTTTGTTGAATCTCCTACTAATCTTGCATATGGTTTCGCAATTTTTGGTAATAATACCTCTGGTGATGCCATTTCACTAGATTTAACGCCAAATTGTATATTTTCTCCTAAAGCTGCACGTACTTTACTAGGATCAAAGGGAGAGCTTGTATCATGTAAACCTTGATAAGCACGAGCTCTTGCTTGCTGTAAAGGTTTAAGACGAACCCAGTCTGGAAGGTTTTTTGGAGGCTTAGCTCCCATGCCTCCAGCTGTTTTTGGATAACTCAGACCTTTCTCATCATCCAAGATTGAATATTTTCCTTCAAGATATTTAAATTGACTCATTGTTAAGTTTTTGCCTTTAAATAATGCTGGAGTTTTATCTTCTATACCAAAATTTCCATAAATTGGAGTCTGGGCAGGATTAACACCATAAAGTGCGGCTTGTCTTATACTACCTTGTTGAACACCTTTAAACATTGGTAAAACTCTAGATGGATTTGCTTCAGCTGCTCTCCCCCCAGCAGAAGATGTAATTGTACTACCATATTGTGAGCCTATTTTTACTCGAGGAGACGCCATCATTCCTCCTAATGGTTCTCCTTTAACTGACACGCTAGGATCTGCTAACATAAATCCTCGAGCTACAGTATTTCCTGAATTAAATTGATTCCATGGTTGTCCATATTGATTAGCTGCCGATTGAATAAAACCGCTTATAGTTCTATCTGAAATATCATATAAAGTTTTTAGCCTAAATCCACCAGCTAAAGTCCCAGGTATATTAGCTTTAATTCCACCTTGCAATCTTGTTATGCCATATAGTTGTTGATTTAGTTGTTTATTCATACTTAATGGCAATGATTCTGCGGTGACTTTTGCTCCAGTAGAATATCCTTTTATCATTCCGCCCTGATTAAGCATATTTAGAGCATTTATACCATATTTATTAACAGCGCTTTTTCTTAATACATATTCGCCATCTGTAAGCATAGCTGGAACGTCATCTTTTACTCCACTCCCGCCATCTACATAACCGCCACCACTATATTTTTTAATTAATCCTCCTTTAGCTTTGCCACCGCCAAATATACTATTAAATATACCACCTAATAATCCTCCACTATTATTTGCTGTGCCACCAAATCCGCCCCCACCAGTTAATCCTCCAAGAAGACTACGCATACCGATGCTAAATTGTTCTTTAATTATCTGTTGTGAAATGCTAAGTGCCATGTCTCTAAATGCATCTTCAGCAGTTTTTGTTCCATCAAGAAATGCACCAAATGCATCTTCAAAACCAGTTTGCATATTTTCAGCAAGATTAGCAAAAGATTCATTAATTTTTCTAGCAGTTGTTTGGGCATTATCGCCAAATCTATCAAAGAAAGATGTTACAGGTTGAAACCCTTCTTGAAGCTTGCCCTGTTTTAATAAATCATTAAAATAATTTTGTCTTGCCTCAGCTCTTTCACTAGAAAACATTTTAGATGCATTTGTTTGAAAAGTTATAGCATCAGATCTTAATTTAAGCTCTGCAAAAGCATCATTAACGCTCATAGTTTTATCTTTTACTTTATTGACAATCTCTGCGTAACTTTTTGTAAACTCTTCTAATTGTTTCATTCCTGTAGATGTATTACCTACTTGATAATATAAATCTGTATATTGTTTGGTAAAATCTTGTTCAAAACCTTTGCTAACACCAGCTTGAAGACTCTGATTAACATCTGTAAATCTAACTCTTTCTAAATCTCTTGGACTAATTGGTACATTTCCTGTTCTTCCAAGTAGTCCAGATAAACCTTCCATAGTAGTGATATTTCTTGTTGCAGCAATTTGATTAATTTTGTTTTGTAAATTCTCATATTCTATTCTTCTATTTTCCATAGCTATAAAGGCTTCTATGACTGGGGTAAGATCTCTTTTTCCTTCTTCTATTAAGGCTGTTAGAGCTTCTGCTTGATCTTTTGGTAAACCAAGAGTATTTATTCCATCGCTAATGCTAGCAATTCCTTGTTTAGCATTTTCTGCAGCATTTTGAATCTTTCTAGCATCTTCTTGAGTCAATTGTTTTTCAGTTATAGCTTCATAATATGTTTCTAAAGATTTAGCTTGCTGATCTACCAAATTTTGAAATCTTATTTTTTGTTCTTTATCTAGTTCTCTGAATGTTTTATCTCCAGTTAAAAATCCAAATCTATCCATTAATTCTGCTCTATCCATTCCTCCTTTTAAAAATGCTCCTTTACTTTCAGCAATGTTTAAAGTCCCTCTACTTTCAGCAAGAGCTAAATTGATTCTTTCTCTTAATTCTGCTGTATTACCTAATTGAACATATAAATTTTTTACTTCTTCCGCTGTCTTTGGAGATACCATAGCTATTTGGTTCAAACCGTCAACAATATCACTATTAGCTTTTTGTATTAATCTAACTTTAGTTTCTGTAGATAAATCTGGTCTTTCTTCTAAAGTATTTAAAGTTTCTAAAGATGTATTTAATGTTTGTGCACCAACAGTTAAATTATTAAAATTCTCTTTTGCTATTTCAATTTCTTTTGCAACTTCTGGCATTATATCTTTAAGTTCTGATATAACATTGTAGACTGCTAATCCTCCAGCCGCAACTCCTGCAGCTCCAATAGTCATAGGTCCACCGCCTAATGCTGCTGCCGTTCCAACTGCGCCAAGAGTACCAAATGCGCCAGTAACACCAGCTCTTGTTGCTCTTCCACCTCTACTAACGTCATCTCCTACGTATTGACTAATAATTCCACCAATAATAGGCGCTGCAATTGTTGCGGCTGCTCCATATCTAGAACCAAATCTTCCTATAGCACCGCCAACCCCACCTCTTCGATTAAAATCTACTCTTCTTTCTAATGCTGTACTACCAACGCCTAAAATTGGACCTTCTCTAGAAGCTTGTTGGCGATAATTTGCTAAATTAACTGTTGCACTCTCTAGTTGTTTTCTAGCGTTAGAAATAGCTTGTTCATCATTTGCAGAACTTCTTTCAATATTTTTTAAATTATTTAAAGCTTTATTTCTCTCTCTTAATAGATCTTTATATTTAATTTGTTCAATTCTTGTTTGTTGTAATGTTGCAGCTTGCTCTTCTGTTCTACGTTGGCCAAGCAATAAAAGCATTAATGAAGTTGGATCAAAACCTCCTAAACCAACTCCAGCAAAATTAGGTATAAATCCATTTGTCATCATTCCTTGAATTTTTTTAGAGTTTTGTATAGCATTACTAATTCCTTCTGGATGGTCTCTCATTACTGCTGCAAAATTTGGTTGAGTTTTTCCATCTCTTACATAGAGTCCAAGACCCTCTTTATAATCTAAAGTTGGTTTTCCACCAAGACTTTTTTCTGTACTAAAAGCTTTATCTAATGGTGAAAAATTAGGAATAAAACCTAATGCTTTTTTAGTTTTAGCCTGAGATTTTAATGGATATCCTTGATTAGAAGCAATTTTGTTCGCCATAGATTGAGCCTGATCAGGATTTAGAGCGTTTTTTACTTCTCCAAATTTAAATTTATTTAAAACTTCTGCGCCTTTAAAAGTTTTAGCAATTCTATTTAATTCATCTTTTGTTAAATCTAATGGCGCATTAGGATCTTCAACTGCACTGAAAATTGCAGATTTTAATCCTGCTTCAAAAACGCTTCCTATTGCAGCTTCAATAGTAGATCTATTAAAATTTGAATCTACATAATTCTTAAATTGACCACTTCTAACTAAATTTTCTGGATTTAAAGCTGCATTATTAATGAATGTATATACTGCGCCTTTTAATTTTTTCTCAATATCAGTATATAGTTCTGCTCCTAAACCACCTTTTCCACCTGGAAAACCAAAAGTTGAAAATATAAATTCTGGATTTGGATCTCCTCTCTTTCCCATATATTTATCTGCTGTTGCTTTTGTAGATCCTAAACCAGTTCCTCCAAAAGATGGATAAACAAGTACCGCACCAGTCTGGTTAATTTCATCTTTTGATAAAACTCCTTTACCTAAACCAAGTGCTCTAGCCTCTGTTTGAGTTTTATAATAACTCAAAGCGTTATCTTTTACGCTATTTTTTAAAAAAGATCCCCCTTCAGATGTTCCGCCGATTAAATACTGCTTAAATGGACTATTTTTTTTATTTAATTCATCGTAAATATTTTTAGAAATTGGGATATATCCTCTTTCAACCATTGCATCATAAGAAGCAAAATTAGGAATAAACCCTCTATTTGCATAAGGATCTATACCATATCTACCTTTAAATTTTTGTTTATATGCTTTACCTGCTTCACTATTCGCTGGTGGCATTATTCCTGGTTGAGAAAGACCAGAAAATTTTTTAACAGTTTCCGCATCATTATATGTGACTCTACCATAATTTGGTATATTCATAGAGCGAACTTCTCCTGGCATATACCCACCAGATATTGCTCCCATTATTTCTTTATTTGCATTAAAATTAGGTATAAAACCTTGACTTTTATTCCTTGTTGTTGCTGGGGCAGTAATAACACCTTTTTCTGTAGAAACGACTCCACGAGTAACAAGACCTTTAGTTAATGAAGCAGCAATTGCGTTAGATTGTTGTCTTGCCGCAGATTGAGCTTGAATAACAGTTAGTATATCTTTTTCAACTTGCAATAATGAAATCTGTTTGTTAACAATATTTTGTACTAATTGTGGATTTTGAGTTAAAATACTATTTATCCTTTCTTGAATTTTAGCTTGTTCTTGACCAGCTTTACCAAGTCCTAAAAATGTTTTTGTTGCGTCTGCAGTAAATTTAGTTAAATTAATAAATATTTTTGTAAAAACTGCGCCAAGCAATAATAATCCAGGACCTACTATAAAATCACCAATACCTTCTAAAATACCTTTTCCAATTTTATTTCCTAAACCACTTCCTCCTTTAAAATCAAAACTTTCTAAAACTCCATTTAAAGTACCGAGAACCCTTTCGATTGCTGGAGCTAATGTCAATGATCCAATATCGCTTCCAGCTTTTGTTAAATTTGCTATAGTCTTATTAATTAATGCAGATAAAGTTTTATTTAATTCTTCATTTCTTTTTATAGCTTCATCTGTAGCACCGCTAGATATCTTTAAAGCGTTACCATATACAGAATATTCCCTACTTAAATCTCCTAAAGCTGCTTTTAAAACGTTTATTTGGAAGACGCCGCCGACCAACTCTGCAATTTGAGCTTTTTGAGCCGCTCCTAATTGATCGAATTTAGTAGCAAGACCGGTTAAAATTTGAATAGCTGGAGCTGTATTTCCTTGTAAATCTCTAACAGCAATACCTAAACCTTCTAATTGATCTAACACATCAGTTCTTTGGACTCTAGTGAAAATAGTTTTTAATGAGTTGCCGATAACTGCTCCACCTCGCGCGGTAGTTTGATTAACACTAGCAACAATAGCTAATAATTGATCGAAACTGACTCCTACATCTTGCGCTGAACTACCAACTCGTTTTAAGGCTTCAGCAAGATCTGCAGAACTAACTGCAAATGCAGCATCAACGCTCGCTAATTTATTTACGATTTGAGTAGAATCTAAAGCTGAATTATTAAAAGAATTTATTGAAGCAGTTAAAGCTTCTACGCTAGAAGCAGCATCAAGACCAGAAAGACGAGCTAAAATTAATGCATCACTTGTTCTCTTTAAAGTTTGTTCAAGACTTAAACCTTGACGAGCTAATTCTCCGGCTGCAGTAGCTACTGTTGAAAATGCTTGACCACTATTTTTTGCTATTTCAAAAAGTCGATTTCCAAACTGATCGAGACTTTTTGCGCTAACGCCTAAAATAACATTAATATCTGCTAAAGATTTCTGTACTTCTATTGTACTTCCAATTAAAGTTATAAAAGCTCTTTGAACATTATATATTGCTCCTGCAGAGGCACCGAATGCAATAACACGGGCGTTGGATGCATCTAACGATTTTTGGAACTCATTTGCTGCTCCCGTAATTCTACCTAAAGGTTGAGTAAAAGCTCTAGAATTTATTCCTTGTCCTAAATTAAATCCTCTGCTTTCTAATCTTTTTAAAGCTGCAGATACTTCCCTTTCCATTTGGGAAGTATTAACTGATAGATTAATCTGCGCCTCACCTATATTTTGAGCCATAATGCCTTTTTCCTATAACAAATTACACATTTATTGTAAAAATATTAGGTTAGTATATAATATTTCTCTTATAATCCATGCAATTTTATAAGATCTTGCATGTCTAATTTTCCACCTTTTTTACTAGCTTCTTTGGCTAAATCTATTGTATTGGATGTATCTTTTTCCTCTTTAATACCCAAACGCTTTAAGTCTTCAGTTGTAGCCCCTACAATAGAAGTTGCTATATTATCTTTTTGGCTTATTTTACTATTCTTGTTTAATACTTCCTCTACATTTTTTGAGCCTTCGAACCATTCTATAAGTTTATCTGGATCTTGGGTTAAATAATCTGGAGGTCTAGTTTTAGCGTTTTGTATGATATTTTTAAAATACCTTCCATAACTAAATAATTCAATTTGATAAAAACTTAATTCAACCAAAGGTTTGCCATAGAATATATAAGGATCATCTTGACTAAGATAAAATATATTAGAAAAATATCCTGCTAAACTTATCTTTTTTAAATTTAAATCATTAAATTTATCATTTACTTCATTATAATTTTTTATTAAATTAACTATATCTTTATTATCTAACTCTTCATAATCTACTTCGCTAAAGAATTTATCTTTTAGGTCTTCAGATTTATATAAAGACATATACATATAATATTCATTAATTTTTTTAGCGGTATATTCTTCCGCTGTAAATCCTATTAGAGCTTTCTTGTCCATTTCTAAAGCTTTTAACTCGGTTTCATTTTTATCAATTTCTGCACCTATCTGATCTAATTGCGATTTAAGAAATAATTTACTTTTAGTAGATTTTAAGTTGAGAATAAACTTTTTAAGTTCAGATATCTTTTTATTTTTAGACTCTTCCCAAAGACCTTCTTTGATTAGATATTCTTCTTGTTCTTGATGCGTGGGCAAACCCATACTCTTGGCTTTCTCTAAAAACTGCTGATTATATATATCAATCTCAGCAGAATCCTGATTGTTGATATGTTTGAAAAATAAAGTGCCAGTCCCATTGATATTCTTTTTAGAATATCCTTTGATTATTTCAGAAAAAATAATCTTTAGATTTGATCCTATCATTCATTTGAGCCGGTTTTTGCCTCGGGTTTGATTTCTTCAGTAGGATTTTCAAAAGCTATAGTTGCAAGCTTTTCAAACTCTTCTTGAGAAGATGCTCGGCCTACATACCAAAAGCTTACGAAGTAAGCAAGTTTACGACAAACAAGAGCTTCAAAATCAGTTCCGTTTTCTTCCATATGATCATAAATTCTTAGTTTACTTTCATAAAATCCATCTCCAAAAAATGGATACTCTTCGCCTTTATCATTTAATCCATAAGCTAGTTGCAATACCCACCATAAAATAGTTTTATTTCTAGCTCTATTTTCAGCGGTTTGATCAAACAAGCTAGCTTGAGCAGTTTCAAAATCTTGAATTTCAGTCCTAAGTTCTGTAAGCTCATTGATTACTTCTTTGTATCTTATATTTTCTGCTTCTGTTCTTTCTGATTCATCTTTAATGCTTAATTTTTGAAATTCATTCTGCTTTTCAAACATGCTAACATAAAGCGTAGCGTATGCATTTTTTTCCTCCTCACTAAGAACTCCTCCATCATTTGTGAATCTTTTAGATAGTAGAGCTCTAGTTAGCAATCCGGCTTTAATCCCTTCTGATAAGCGAACTCCATAAAATAATTCCGCCTCATCAAAAAGCGCACGCGTTGGTTTGCGAAGAAAGATTTTAACCTGTTCTTTTTTTTTAACTTTTTTAGTAGTTTTTATTTCTTCACCTTTTTCATTTTTAGAGATTTCAATTTCTTCAACTTCAACCTCTTTTGGCACCACAAATTCAAATAGCTTTTTCATATTCCTTATCCCTTTCAATTGATTCTATATATTTTTTAACTTTTTTAAATTGCACCCTACCACCTAGTAAGGATATAAATTTATTTTGTTTTTCCTTGTTCCATTTATCATAATTTTTACTTAAAAAGTTTGGGTTTGTTACTACTTCAAAAGTAGGTCTTAGTACTCCATACTCTTTAAGAGATCTCTGAATTGATTGCAATTCAAGATTATTACGAATAACAGCTTCTTCTGAAAACTTAAAAATCATCTTTCTCATTTTAAATTAAAATCAAATTTTTCTAATTCTTCCTCTATTTCACGAATTGTATCATTGCCGTGATCAAGTATTCTTTTACGATATTTTTGATATGATTCATTATCCATATTATAGTTAGAATTTACAGTATCTTCAAGAATAAAAAGACAATGCTTATATAAATTTGTTACTTTTCTACGAAATTGGAATAATACATATTCCCTTAATTTAGGGTCACCTTTTTCCATAATATTTAACCTTTTTCCTTACTTTATATTACACTAAAAAAATACCCCGTCAAGGATTAACCTGACGGGGTATATAATATATAACTATTTACTATTCTTTTACACCGCTCATAAACAAGCCACGATCCGTTTGATTTGGACCACCGATTTGTGTAGAGAAGTTTAATGTAACCGATTTGTTATCACCGATAGAACTACTAAACTCTTGACTATCAAGTTTTGCTTTTTCTAGTTTGTAAGAAACTTGATTTGCAGAAGTTGTTGGGTTCTTGATGTTAATTTGTAGATTATAATCTTTGTCTGCGCCAATGATATCAGCAAGATTACCAGTTGTTAGATCTCCAACAAGAGCGTCTATAGAGAGCGAAACAGTGACTGGGAATGTAATCTCTCTTGCAAATGCGAACTTACTTCCTAACTTCTGGAGTGGCTCACGAGCAAGATCAAAGTTTAATGTGTAGCTTTGTATTTTTGCATCAGAGATTTTAACGCCACCCTCATCATAACCAAGTTCAAATGTGATATCGCCTGGGCGAAGAGCGCTTACGCCAGTAGCGCCAACAGATGAAGAGACTGGGTTTAATGCATATTGTTTTGTAGTAATTTTACTTCCGTCTGTTGATAGAACAGCTGGAATGTGATTACCTGTAACGCCATTATCAAATGACATATTTAAACCTTCAACATTAACTGTTACAGTTGGGAAATTACCAATAGAGCCCTCTGTTGAATATGAGGTTAAGAAACCATTTCCGATACAAATAACGTTTTGATTGCTTGCGCCTGCTCCTACTCCAAGAGCATCTGTTCCTTCGGATACAGTACGGATGAAGTAATTCTTTTCGTCTTGAGTCTTATTGAGGATTCCAGAGATACATGTAACATCAAACGAATCCAATGGAGCAAAACCTAACAATTCTTCGTTAGCGAAACTGTTAAGTAGATAACTGAAGTCAAGCGATACAGTTGGGGATTCTAGAATAACGCGGTCTATAGCTGCTAATTCGCCAAATTGATTAACGTCTTGACGAGTGATGTTGAAACTATAATTTGCAGTTTGAATACGATGCAATTGATTAACTAGATTATCACCTGTATTACCGGAGCTAAAATGATCGCCAGTAGCTGGGGTTGGACCAACGTAAAGCGCTTCAGATTGATAAATAATTCTATTTCTTGGCATATTAAAATTCTCCTATATTTACTTTAATTACACTTATTTTTTGATATTTATACTTATTTTTTATTTATGATCTTGGGTATCTATATATTTCAAGCTCAAAATCAATAAAAGATGATATTGCATCTGGGTTAAGATCTTGATATTGACTTCTATTAGCCACATTTTTGCTAATATATATATTTTTTATATATACGCTATTAGAGCTACCAGCTCTGCCTGTGGTTAAAAGATCATAATTATAGCCAGATTTTAAGCCATTTAAGCTATTAAAGGGCATTTCATTTGGCTGAATAAGAGGGATATATGTACGGACCACATCTTTAAATATGCTAGTTACTGCATCCATACTAAATATAGAGTCTGATATTACTATAGCTCTTACATTAATGTTGGTGCTATCTAAACCACCAAAAGCAAGAGGCTCATTGTTGCCACCATTATTTTTAAGATATATTGCAGGATAAGTTTGAGCATTAATTGGTAATCCTGTGGGGCTTTCTATAGTTTTTGGATTTAAATTAAATTTAGTTTCAAATAAAATCTTTTCTTCATTTTCATTAGTAAGATATACGCCATAGTCTTTAACAGCATATGCTCCACTTATTGTATGAGATGATTGATCGCTATCAAAATATAATTGTCCTTGATCTGCATTTATAGCCACAAGACCACTTTGACCAGTAGTAATAAATGTATTATTAATATAAACTCCACTTATAATATTAGATTCAGTTATAGATTCATCTCTTACTAGATTTCTAAATGGTGCACCATAAGTATAATAACCATTATATATATTTGTAATAGGATAGAAATTACTGACATGATTAGAAAATGCTTCACCTTTTTTGACCAATGTATGATCAAACCAAAGAATCATGCTGCTCATTAAAACATTTTCAAATTGTGGTTTCATACATTAAACTTAGCGTTAACCTTTGAATAAAATTTCTTTAAAATAGTTGACATATATGATGTTGGCTTAAATGAGCCAGGTCTAATTTCAGATTCTGTTTGAAGCCCTGTTCCAGAACGACTTCCTTTAAGATATTTTTTAAATATATAATAGCTAAAACCAGATATACCTTTTTCTATACCTCTAACCCAACTACGACCTCCTTCAAATGGCATAGGCGTAACAGATTCTATCTCATTTAATGTTGGCCCAGATATTGGAAAACTTATTTTTAAATCTTTGCCAGTAGCAGTAATAGTTGGCTTATTGTCTACTCTAACATCATTAGCAAGAATATCTTTTATGATTTCAGTTGGATTACTCCCATCATTAAAACCAATATAACTAAAAAGATTGCCTTCACCGCCAAGAGTATTAGAAATATTGGAAGCTTCTGGCCCCGCCTCAATTTCTTTGGTAACAGGATGATTTTCAAATTCATTTATCATTTGCTGCTTATTTTTCTCTACATATTCTTCAACAAGATCTTTTACTTGTTCACGAATAATCTTAACTACTCTTGGATTATTTGAGATTGATTTAGACAATTGGTTTTTATTTAATTTTAATCTCATTATGATGCAGCCTCTAAAAAAAATACAAAATATTCAGAAGTAAGAAAACGCTTCATTGTATCATCTGTAACAACATTAAATGGTTTATTATCAATAACTATTCTCTCTGTTTTGCCATTTTGCATTATAAAATCTCTGGCTTCTCTTTGGACTCTAATCTTAACAATCCCTTTACTAACTCTGCTTTTTAATTCTGGCAATAATTCAAGTTCTTGTTTTGGATTATATTTTACTTTAGCATCAAAAGTTCCGCTAACTGGAATATAAGTAATATTTGTTTTAATTGCAGCTTCACCATATCCAGGAAGGCTATTTGTAGAGACTTGATTAATTATCTTTTTAGGTTCTTTGTATACTACTATTGGTCTAGAGAAAGTGTCAAAAAGATCACCCATTACTCCTGTGGCATTTGTTATCTCTATATCTGAAAGAAGACTTGGCATTAGATTGACCTATTATAAGTATTAACAGATTGATCTCCTCCGGTTGATAATCCAGGAATTGTGTCGTCTCCTGCAACTTGCAAAGGAGTAATTTCATTTGTTGAATAGGCTTTAAGCATATCAGATAGTTCAAGCATTTCTTGCTTTTTAATACTAGCAAAAGTTTTGCTAAGTTCATTTTTATTTACTTTTGTTACAGAACTGCCTTCATCTGAAATACTAACAACACTATCAAGATTTACGCTCACAAGAGTTTTTCTTAATTGGCGGTCATAATAATGTATTGTATATAATTTCTTAAAAATAACTTTTTCATTTATATTAAATGGATCTGTTGATGTATCTTCAACTTCAAGAGAAGATTGATTAATAGTATAAGGTTTATTTAAAAGCACATTTAATGAACCAATATTGGTTCTTAGCCAAAAAGCTATAGAAGGAACGCTTATATCATCTGGCTCGCCAAGTTCATGAAAAAGCTCATCTGCTATATCAACAATTTTAGTAGTCATAGTACACTAAATTACACTATTTTAAGAGTAATATTAATATAGGTTATGCTAAACTAAAATAATACTTATTTTTCAGCCCTGCCAGGTTTATGTACCTTAATTTGTAGGCGTAAACTTTCTGCCACATTACTCTTTGTATTTAAATCAATGTTTAACTGCCGTGCACCTAACATACCGTCTTTTACCATATTTTGAAAAATACTTGTTATATCATAATCGGCGCTCAAGACCTCTAAATCTATCCCGTTTTGAATACCATGAAGACTATGACTTAATTTCTTTTTTCTAGTATTTTCGTTTAAAACTTGATCAAACATTCTAAAAGTATGCTCCGTTACAATTCGTACATGGGTAAAATCATTAAAGAAATTATCACACCGGTGATGAGGAGTCAGTATAGTCCATACACACCCCGGTACACTAACACGGTACATTTCTTTTATAATCTCCAAAAATTTTTGAGGAGTTTGCCCCAGATGTTCCAGTATACTGTCAGCATTAATTTTAATGAAAAAACTATCCTTAAAGGGCCAAGGAGTTTGTTCAAAATTCAATACCTGATCGGGGTTACAGTCTTTCCAGATGTCCACATTCCAGTAGTCTAACAGCTTACGGTATCCACACCCCATGTTTAGTTGGTTGTGTTCAGGAACTAAAACAGTTGAGATATTTTCTTTCGTTTTCTTCATGGTTGTTAAAGGTAGGGTGTTGAATGGTAGAAACCGGACCCTCATCATATGCATATATGTCATCTTGTAGAATAGAAAAAATATCTCCCCGGATAAAAGCATCCAAAGAAGTGGTAATTCCGTATTTAATAACCTGGGATAACATATTTTTTGCCACATACGGGTCAATGGCATAAGCATGGGCACAATACATAAACCGGTAATTAGGATTAAGTTGTCCGTAAATCATACGGGTATCATTTCTTTCCAATTGGTATTTACATCCCAAATAAGCAATACAGTTATATGCTTTATGGGTCTTGTAGGGTTTAATAACGATTGCATCATGTTCCAGCACAATAATAGGTTTATCCAATTCAACACATTTCGCCCAAACCGATACATGACTTAAAAAGCATGCCACCTCCGAGGGAGTAAGCCATTGATTCATTTTTTTAATCCACTGTATCCAGGTTTGTTTTTTTAGATTATTAGGCACGACAATATGGTCGTTTTTCGTGCTAAAAGCATCATGAAAATAATAGGGGATGTTGTTTTGGTTACAAGATTCCGCACACCTTTGTGCGTATTTTTCAGATACCTTATTACCTTTTATGGTAATAATATGGGCTGAATCTATATCTTGATTAAATTTAAAATCTAAACTATTCACTATATCCATGCATCCCAGAAGATTTCCCGGTTATACTGCTCGTATAAATCCAATCCAATATACTCCACACAGTTAGTCACAGTTCTATCCACCGACGGTTTTATTTTATGTAGATCGGGTAAACTGGTGGCCAGATCATTATAAGTCTCGGTTTGTTCTATCTTTTTAAAATTATGTTCAAATTTAGGCAGTTGAAAAAAATCATATATTCTTTTCATTTGACTCTTGGGACTATTACAAAACCTGTTGTAATCAACAAATAACATATTGTCTTTGTGACCTTGAATGACTGCATCCTTAATGCCTGCATGGGCTAGACCTAAAATACCAGCTGGTCCAGAGTAGTATAATGCCCGGGCAGCAATGGTCAATCCTCCGGTGTCTCCGGCAACCACTGAGAGGGGGTTATTCCTTTTAATCTTTTCAAAAGAAGTAATAATTTCCGCCGGGCTTCTTACCGGACACAACATTTTAATATCATAAGGTAATAGTTTTTTAAGCAATCCAATCTGGGTAACCCACATTCTGTCTTTATCAAAAACTATTTCTTTACTAGAAGCATTATGATAATTATTTAAAACAGCTTTCAATACATTTATTTTTGCATTTTCATCGGGAAATTCACGATTGGCTTCCATATTATTCCAATTGGCAATAATATTGGCAATCAACGAACTCAAGGAGCTCACCGCATATCCTTCTACCTGGGGGTTTTGTTTTAGCAGATTAATTATCATGGTACTCCCCGAACGAGGCAGACCGGCCACAAAATAAAGGGTCTTCATATTATTATTATAATATCTAGACCAAGGTTTTCAATTTTTTTTCAATTTCTTTAAAAGGTTTTTTCCAACAACCAAATTTTTTCTGTCTAAACACCTGAGTGGATTTTTGGTACCACGGAGAATGTTTGTCTCCATAAGCCCAAATATGGTAAGGTAAAATAGGTACTACCACCCAAGTGGGTTTGCCCATGGCACTGGCAAGATGGGCAATGCTGGTACAAGAGGTTATCACTAAATCCAGGTTGGCAACACAGGCGGCGGTATCTTCCATGGAAATCAATAGATATTGAAGATCGGTAATGTGAGGGGGTAATTCCAAGGTATCATTATCTCTTTGTAAACTATAAAATTGTATGTTTTCATGATTGCAAATATTAACTAAATCTTGTGGAGGAAAGTACCGGAACTGTTGATGCTCATACTTGGGATTCCCACTCCACTTAATACCCACCTTAAATTTATCTGACTTTATAATTTGTTTCCAATTGGTCACGCTCAAGGGGTTGGGAAAAATATAAGGTTCATTGGGAATGGTATCTCGGGTATGTCCAAAAATCCAGGAAGTGCTAAATCCAGGTATCCAATAATCAAATTCAACACTGGTTATTTGAGTGGGATCAATGGCATGATGAACCCCCGGGACCCGTTGAAACAGACTTTTCAAATGAGGTGAGCACACCACTATACATTTGCCTTTGCGGGCAAGTATTTCTTTGGCAAATCGTACAAATATAATTTCATCCCCCAACCCTCCCTCTCCATTGATCAGCACAGTTTTATCGGTGATATCGTGATTGTTCCAAATAGGTTTTTTATGAGTAAGAAACTCACCTCCATACACCCCCACATGACGACCTGCTTCCAATAATTTAAATCCATTTTGAAAATCACCTTGGTGTATGATAAACCATGCCCGGTTGAACATGTGACGGAGATTGTCTGGTTCAGTTTCCTCTAATTTTTGACTAATTTGCCATGCCTCTTTAAACCGTCCTCGTATCATGAGATTCAATTGTTGATCAATCAAATGCATACTACTATTATATAATAATCTGTAAAAATTTCAAATTATACTGCAGCTATGGCTATATGATGTGAAGCTCCTGCGGCCACTGCCGTCCAGCTTCTGTTGTCTATTCTATGAGGGAACAAATTACTTAAATTGTTACCTAATTGACCCGAATTATTAAGCCCCCAGGCAAATAACATTTTATCTTGACGAATGGCCAGGGGATGATTAGCTCCTCCGGCCACTGCCGTCCAACTGCTGGTTCCTATTTGTACCGGAGATGATTTGCTTATAACGGTATTATCACCTAATTGACCCGAACTATTAAACCCCCAGGCAAATAAACCACCATCTTGACGAAGGGCCAGGGAATGATTAGCTCCTCCGGCCACGGCTGTCCAACTGCTGGTTCCTATTTGTACCGGAGATGATTTGTTTATAACGGTATTATCACCTAATTGACCCGAACTATTACTTCCCCAGGCAAATAAACCACCATCTTGACGGATGGCCAGGGAATGAACACCTCCTCCGGCCACGGCTGTCCAACTGCTGGTTCCTATTTGTACCGGAGATGATTTGTTTATAGCAGTACCATCACCTAATTGACCGTCACTATTAACCCCCCAGGCAAATAAACCACCATCTTGACGAAGGGCCAGGGAATGATACCTACCCCCGGCCACGGCTGTCCAACTGCTGGTTCCAATTTGTACCGGGGATGATTTGTTTATAACGGTATTATCACCTAATTGACCCGAACTATTACTTCCCCAGGCAAATAAACCACCATCTTGACGGATGGCCAGGGAATGAACACCTCCTCCGGCCACGGCTGTCCAACTGCTGGTTCCTATTTGTACCGGAGATGATTTGTTTATAGTGGTATTATCACCTAATTGACCGGCACTATTAACCCCCCAGGCAAATAAACTACCATCTTGACGAAGGGCCAGGGAATGAACACCTCCTCCGGCCACGGCTGTCCAACTGCTGGTTCCAATTTGTACCGGGGACTGTCTAAAAATAACAGTACCATCACCTAATTGACCGGAACTATTAAGCCCCCAGGCAAATAAACCACCATCTTGACGGATGGCCAGGGAATGACTATTTCCTCCGGCCACGGCTGTCCAACTACTGGTTCCTATTTGTACCGGAGAAGACCGATTAATAGGTCTTCCTAATAAAAATGCTGCATCGGTCCCCCAAGAATATAAAAAATTATTAATATCAATGGCAAAAAATTGCATGCTTATACCACCAGCTTGACCTGCGGCTATTACCGTCCAACTGCTGGTTCCTATTTGTACCGGAGATGATTTGCTTATAGCGGTACCATCACCTAATTGACCCGAAGTATTAACCCCCCAGGCAAACAACATTTTATCTTGACGAATGGCCATACTTGCACTATTGTTGGCAGCTATCACCGTCCAACTGCTGGTTCCTATTTGTACCGGGGATGATTTGCTTATAGTGGTACCATCACCTAATCGACCCGAACCACCATATCCCCAGGCAAATAAACCACCATCTTGACGGATGGCCAGGGAATGAACAGCTCCTCCGGCCACGGCTGTCCAACTGCTGGTTCCAATTTGTACCGGAGATGATTTGTTTATAACGGTATTATCACCTAATTGACCCGAACTATTACCTCCCCAGGCAAATAAACCACCATCTTGACGAAGGGCCAGGGAATGACTAGCTCCTCCGGCCACGGCTGTCCAACTGCTGGTTCCAATTTGTACCGGAGATGATTTGCTTATAACAGTACCATCACCTAATTGACCAAAACCATTACCTCCCCAGGCAAATAAACCACCATCTTGACGGAGGGCCAGGGAATGACTGAGTCCTCCGGCCACGGCTGTCCAACTGCTGGTTCCTATTTGACCTGGGTAAACCTGTGATTCATTATTACCTAATTGACCAAAAGTATTAGCCCCCCAGGCAAATAAACCACCATCTTGACGGATGGCCAGGGAATGATAAGCTCCGGCCACGGCTGTCCAACTGCTGGTTCCTATTTGTACCGGAGATAATTTGCTTAGAATGGTACCATCACCTAATTGACCCGAACTATTAAACCCCCAGGCAAATAAACCACCATCTTGACGGATGGCCAGGGAATGATTAGCTCCGGCCACGGCTGTCCAACTGCTGGTTCCTATTTGTACCGGAGATGATTTGTTTATAGCAGTACCATCACCTAATTGACCGTCACTATTAACCCCCCAGGCAAATAAACCACCATCTTGACGAAGGGCCAGGGAATGATACCTACCCCCGGCCACGGCTGTCCAACTGCTGGTTCCTATTTGTACCGGAGATGATTTGCTTATAACGGTATTATCACCTAATTGACCCGAACTATTAAACCCCCAGGCAAATAAACCACCATCTTGACGGATGGCCAGGGAATGAACACCTCCTCCGGCCACGGCTGTCCAACTGCTGGTTCCTATTTGTACCGGAGATGATTTGTTTATAACGGTATTATCACCTAATTGACCCGAACTATTACTTCCCCAGGCAAATAAACCACCATCTTGACGGATGGCCAGGGAATGAACACCTCCTCCGGCCACGGCTGTCCAACTGCTGGTTCCTATTTGTACCGGAGATAATTTGCTTAGAATGGTACCATCACCTAATTGACCCGAACTATTAAACCCCCAGGCAAATAAACCACCATCTTGACGGATGGCCAGGGAATGACTGAATCCTCCGGCCACGGCTGTCCAACTGCTGGTTCCTATTTGTACCGGAGACTGTCTAAAGATAACAGTACCATCACCTAATTGACCTTGTCTATTATCCCCCCAGGCAAATAAACCACCATCTTGACGGATGGCCAGGGAATGACTATTTCCTCGGGCCACTGCCGTCCAACTGCTGGTTCCTATTTGTACCGGAGAAGACCGGTTAATAGGTCTTCCTAATTGACCCGAAGTATTAAGCCCCCAAGAATACAATAATCCTTTACTATCTATTGCTATATTCCATGAAGTACCAAAAATCGAAAATTTACCCACATATACTTTATTCCATGTCTGAAGCAATGAGACTCCTTGTATGGTGGGTGAAGATTTAGATACCGTATCACCAGAACCCAATTGACCTGTAAAATTTAGCCCCCATCCAAAATAAAATTTACGATTACCTCGGGCTTGTGAGGTTAATGTTTTTTTAGCTAATCCCATAGTTTATGCGGCCAAACTACTAAATTTGGCTCCTCAAAAGTCTGGGGTATGTCTCGGAGTTGTTGCCGGTAATTTTTGATTTGTTGTTGTTGTTCCTGGCTAAACTTTTCATACACATCAAAAAGTACCAATTTATCAGTTTCCGCAAGCAAATGATTTCTTTCATTTCTAATGTTTTGCCACTCTTCTTCCGGGGAAGGTTCATTATCGATCTGGGGAACTTCATCTTGTTTTATTAATAATACATAATCGGGGTAAATATGAAATCCTAAATCTAAAGTACCATCATACCCTACTTCCTTCACTGGAAGCCATCCATGTTTTTTTAACTCCTCATTTGGCAACACATACATGTTGCTAATATTTCTCCATTGGGTAGGTAATGGGTCTACCATTTGCTCAACATTATTATTTTGTATATAACAGTATTTCATAATTATGAATTAAAACCAGCAGGAAATGCAAAGTATTCAATTCCTCCATTATATGAGAATATAGTGTGTGTATCAATTTTTCCTTGAGTACTAGTAATAATAGGTGCAGTACCTCCTGGCCATCTAAAATAATTTGGCCAAACAATAGATCTTATTGTTCCATCTCCAGAAAGTTGCAACACAAAACTAGTTATCTCAGGAATAGATTTTGGATTATTAATATTTATTGTTGTTATATTGCCAGTTAAAGGAATCAAAAAATAACTAGAAGTATTTAAATCTAAATTAATAGTATTAGTATTAATATTAATTGTTTGACCAAAATCTTTTACTTGAGATAAATCTACTCCTGTTATTAAATTATTTCCACTTAAAATTGGTGCAATATTAAAAGTTTTAACTCCACTTATAGTTTGATTTCCAGTAGTAAATACTATGTTACTATAAGAGGAATTAATATAGCCGCTGAGATTATTTGCTTTCGTATCTAACGTACTACCAGTTGTAGAAAGATTAGCGACTGTAGCATACGAACTCAAATCTATACCAGTTAAAACTGGATTTCCAGAAATTAAGACATTTCCATAAACATTTACGGTTGAACCAGTTATATCAATATCTATTCCAGATAGTGAAAGATTGTCTATATTATTTAAATCAACAGCATTAAATATTCCAGTACCTGCAAAAGTTTTCTCTCCGCTGATAGTTTGATTACCAGTATTATATACAAGATTTGGTGCAGTTACTTCATGAGAAAACGTTCCTGTGCGAGATATTAAACTTTTCGCTCTAAATATATTTGCCATAATTTTTTGTTGGTTTTATCCAATCTGCTATCTTT